CCCCCCCCCCATACTTCACACATCCATGAGTCTTCGACTCTAGTGGAGCAATGGTGCTCTACTTAATCATGATTAGGAGTATGTTATGAAACCTGTTAACTCTATCGGTATCTTCGGTGCTGTATCTTCTTCAACTGTATCTGCATTGAATGCAATTGAACGTGGTGCAGTAGCTGTAGCCAATACTGCAAACATGGCTGTAGCTGTTACTGAATGGGGTAATGATGAAATCGAGAACCTTCGTCATCACCGTGCTATCAAACGTGAGGTAGAGGGTGAAATCTTCCGTACTAAATATGTTATGGAAGCTGCTAAAGAAGTAGCAGAAGTACATGCAGAAGCAGAGAAATCCATGAAGGATGCATCACCTGAAGTTAAAGCAGTATTCGATGCACTGGTTGCTAAGCATCTGGGTAACAAGAAGTAATCATCACTAAGCCTACTCTTCGGAGTAGGTTTTAAAATCTAATTCACACATTACACATATGATAGATAGTATGTATATAAATACAGTATAAATACATGCATCAAATCTAAGGCGTATAGGAAGCTATAGGAGAAGAGTAGAGGATAAGACATAGGGTAACATACCTTGAGTTATTCTATCTCATTCTAGGTACTATCTAGGACTCATATCTCACTCTTAAACTGTCCATCTCACTTCGTGAGTAATGGGTAGAGCAAAAGAGAGAACTCACATGGCTATCATCCATTCAATCATTGGTTCTAATCAAGAACCATCAACAGTAGTAGTCAACAAGTATAAGGAACCATACGATGTATATATCGGTAGAGGTAGTCTATGGGGAAATCCTTATACAGTTCAAGAACATGGCAGAGAACTATGCATTGCAATGTATGAGCAATACATACGTGCAAGACTACATCAAGAACCTAATTTATATCTTCAACTACTTGAGCTTAAAGGTAAGAGATTAGGTTGCTTCTGCAAACCTAAACCATGTCATGGTGATGTATTAGTTAGACTCATCCAAGAGTACTCAAACTAATAACCTAATACCCTTCAATTCCAATAAACATACTATAGAGCACTTAGTTACTATCTAGGTGTTCAGGAGTGTATTTATGTCTATTAAATTAACTGTTGTTGCTAAGCGTTATAACTCAGAGAAACTCATCAGAATACTTATGCCATGGGGTTCTAACATCTCATATGGTAGACGTTGGCAAGTGTCATTTAGGGATGGTAGAGGTAGACACTATGACCATTCATTCGTAGCTAAACCAACTCGTAAACAGATTCGTAAACTCATCAAGGATATCAACAAATGAAACAGTACAAATTACTTGAAGGCTTTCACTCTATGCTTCCTCAAGAAGCTATCGTTCCATCTCAACCATCAGACGTTCAGGAAGGTGATTACGTCAAGATTGGTGTAGAAGCAGGGCAAGGATTTATAGCTACAGAGAAGTTCTGGGCTGTTGTATATGCCATTGACAGAGATAACTGGAAGTATGGTGTACGTATTAATCAGGACCTACAACTAACTCAGGTACATGGTCTGTCAGATGGTGATGAACTTATGATTGAGTTCAAACATATCGTAGCTGTTATCAGATAGGTGAGCCAATGACATACGAAGAACTTTGGGGAGCACAGGTAAGAACTCGTGCAGAAGTATTTGCAGAGTTCTATAGCACTCTCCAACACTTGATTAAATCAAGAACCAAGCTGGGATATATCGATGGAGATGCTCAATTACACAATAAATATAAAGATGCAGTAATTGATACACCTGTAATTACAGTAACTATTAAACATTACAAACATAGTTACGTTACATATTTATCCTTTAAAACTAAGCGTTAAGGAGTACCAAATGGAATGGTGGTTAGCAGAGATTGTACCTAGCTTATTCGGAGCTATCGTAGGTGGTCTGGTTGTATATCTAGCTGTTGCTAAAGGAGAGGATGATGATGATGCGTAAGTCATTACATGTAGGTACTAAAGCTGATGTTATTAAACGTCGCTCTAAATCAGTATTAGATGTGGAACTTTTACATGTACGTATTAGTGAAACTTACCATGAATGTGGTCAGATGATTGCTGCTGGTGTTAATCCTTATGCTGCTGTTGTAGCTATGGATACCAAGCTTAGTCGTATCGTTACATTCAATCATCCGTGGATAAACCAATGACAAACAAAGATATGTTAGCTCAGTTACTCATTGAGTTACGTGCAGCTAAAGCACAAGTAGAGACTACTAGTGGCAGTGAGATTACTAAGCAGTTTCTGGAATATGCAGTAAACAATCTCAGTGTAGCTGTTAATAAGTGTGAGAATTAATTATGAAACTAATCGTAGCTGGTGGAAGGGACTTCACCAATATGAGTCGTATGGATGCAGAGATTAAAACGTTGGTTCTTAATGGCACTTTGCCAGACAATGCTGAATTAGTGTGTGGTATGGCTCGTGGTGCGGATACTACTGCTCGTAATTTATGGAAGACTTATTATGGTCTTCCTGTTCATGAGTTCCCTGCTGATTGGGATACACATGGTAAAGCTGCTGGATTCATACGTAATACAGAGATGGCAGAGTTTGCTGATTTCTTAGTAGCATTCTGGGATGGTAGCTCTCGTGGTACTGCACATATGATTGCTACTATGCAACATTTACGTAAGCCTTACATCATCATCAATTATTAATCCTCTATGAGAGAATCAATATGTCTATTAAAGTATCTCAAGAAGTTAGTGGGGAACTTAGAATAACAAGAGAAGAATGGTTGGGTAATATTAAATATATCCCTGGAAGAAAATATCCATGGGAAGCTAGAAAAGGAAATACCATTCAATACTTCGCTACTCAAGAAGAAGCATTAAATCACATAATTCTTCACGCTATGTAATCATCTTCATCACCGTCTTCGACGGTGGTGGAGTCCTCCCTTAAGTTCTCCTTCTCCTGTAAGAGCGACTTCGTCGCTGGTGGAATAATCCAATTCAATTAACTATCGAGGTAATTATCATGGCAGTATTAAACTCTACTCCTAACGCTTCTTCTATCATCGGTGCTGCTCTGGGTGGTAAACCTGCTGCTGGTGCACAGCGTCCACAAGCTGAAGTATTTATCAACGTTGGTATCAACGTACAGATGCCTAACGAAGAAGGTGAGATGGTTGATACCTTCCTGTCTCTGCCTTTCGGTCTGCCGTTGGATACCATGAATGAACTGGTGATTCGTGGTAATAACCAGCAGTGGAATGAGCAGGCTGCTGCTCGTAATGAGCTTCTGAAAGCTCTGGTCAAAATGGGTGAAGCTCTGGATGCTGGTACTGGTACAGAGATGCCTAAGCTCAGTGTTCAACTGTATCGCCGTAAGGCTCAGGAAGAACATCAGGCCAGCAACAACGCAATGGCTCAGATTCTGGCTGCATTGAGCTAATCGAATAATGGGATACCTTCGGGTATCCCTTATTTTTTGGAGGTATGTATGCGGGTATTAGCAGTGTTTCTATTGTTCCTAGTATTGCTGGGTAAGCTTTGGCTAGATGTACTTGAAGAAGATGCAGTGCAATATCAACAACAGATGGAATGTGTGAAAGAGAAGATATCTCATGGTATTCCACGTAGTTCAATTCAACTAACTCATGACTCATGTAAGGTAATCAAATGAACTTCATAATCGTATTAGTAGTTGTCACACTCCGTGTGCTCTTTGAATTAGTATGCTTCGCATTAGGTGCTGCATGGTTTCTGATATGTGCTGCTATTGGAGTAGTGTTAGGTATTCCATTGTGGCTCTACAATGTGATTAAAGCTAAGCCCTCTAATTGAGGGCTATATTATGCTTAAGGTAGATAGTCAATGAATGGAGATTTAATAGATATATTAGAACTAATAGTAGTTCTTAAATTAGTTGATAGGAATAAGATTTGTAATCATATAGCAGATAACTGGATGTGTGAGAATATTGAATGTTCTGCATGTTTACTAAATACACATAGAATTTATTTATCTGACTATCCAATACGAATCATTGAAGTAAAAGGTAAGCTAAATGAATAATGATTTATTCTTAATTCTTAGTTCTATTAAAGCTGCACTTGGAGAAGGTAGAGGTAAAAGTACTTCTGCTGATTTTCTATGTGATGGTATTCATGATGCTGACCCTGAGCAATGTCATTATGTTAATTGTATTGATTGTATAGTTGGATATAAAGATTCAACTCAATATGCACATCAGATAATCCAGACATGGAAAATACTATGAACCATGAATTGATAGCAATTATAGAATCAATACATAATTCTCATTATGGGGATGTTCGCAAAATATTATGTAGAACAATATCAAATAAATTAATAATAGAAGATGTTCCAACTACATCTGTATGCTTAGGTATAGAATGTATTAATTGTGTTTGTTGGGGAGGATACTCAGGAACCTATGGAAGAAATATAATTCAAATGAGTAAAATATATGAATGAAGAACTTAAATTAATTCTATATTCACTCAGACAGAAAATTATGTTTGGTAATGGTACAGCAGATAATCTATGTAGAGCTATAACAAGTAAATCTGAAATAGATAAAGATGGAGATATATTAGTAGCTTGTGTAAATGTATGGTGTCTGAACTGTCATATATACGAAGATTATAATTATGCAGCAAAGGTAATACATGTCTGGAATCAACTCTGAATTAATCTTTATACTTAGACAGTTAAATACATTAGGTAATATATGTATATTACTTAGGTCTAAGAGAAAAGATAGAAGATGTTCATTAAGAATATCTGAAGATACTACATTCTGTAGTAGATGTGTTTTCCCACCTAAAACATACTCTGGAAGAAAATATATAATTCAAATACTCAAAGTTATCTAAGGGCTATCAATATTGGTAGTCCAATATTAATGTCTCGTTAGATAGTTGTACTTCAATCCAAGAGGATATCATTATGTCAAAGAAAGCTAAGCCAGTTAAACCAGTAGAAGTTAAATTAGGTAATGTTCCTGATTATACAGTAACTTACAGTCGTCAAGAACAGTTATGGGGAGTCCATATTAATGGTATCTCTGCATATATTCTTAAACGACCTATTGGTAAAAAGAATATGTATTACGTAGGTACTCGTTATTTTAAAACACTACGTGATGCAATCTTTAGTGTTGTATTGGGGAATTCACTTCCCTTCTAGGAGAAGTAATGAACCAAGAGTTAATAATTATTCTCTCATCCATATTAGATGAATCAAAATTATGTACTGAAACAGCTAATACTTTTCAGTGTGAATTTGATTCATGTGCCAATTGCATATTAATTTCTCATAGAGATAAGAGAGATTATTATGTATATAAATTAATTAAATATGGAGAGAGAATAATATGAACCAAGAGTTGGTATTAATTCTCTCACTTTTAAGAAATAACAAAGTACATTGTACCAATTATGATATTGGTTGTTCCTGGGTAACCTGTGAGCACTGTATTTTATGTCCTACATATACTGAAAAGTATTATATAGACCATGTAATAAAAATGGGTGAGAGAATATTATGAATAGAGAATTACTAACAATAATAGAATCTCTATGTAAAAGGATAGAATTCACAGGATATTCAGGATTATCATTTATAGATTGTAAACCTGAAATGTGTAGAGCACTTCGATTTAGAAGAGTATGCACTTCTTATGTCAGTGGCAATCCAACAGATTGCAATAACTGCTATTTCTCTAGGAGTAAAAGACGTAATGAGCTTTATACTCTTAAATTAGAAAAACTTATTCAACGTATTTAGTTTTCCTTGTCGCTTCGCTCCTCAGCCTTCGGCTGTTCTGGTGAATTATAAACTTAGAGGTAAATATGTTAGAAGCTCGCGGTAATATGCTTGAGATGGAATGTGATGCATTGTGCATTACTACCAATGGATTTGTTAAAAGCAATGGTGCATCAGTTATGGGTGCTGGTATTGCAAAGCAGATGCGAGTAACTATTCCTGGACTAGATAAAATTCTAGGTCAGAAGATTGCTCGTGAAGGTAACAATGTTCATTTCTTATTAAATTATAACAATATTGGAATTGTATCCTTCCCTGTTAAACCAATAACAGAAATTAGTAATGGTGAGAACTTTGTTAAACATAAGTTCTTCCCTGAAGGTACAACAGTTCCGGGATGGGCATGTAAAGCAAACATCGATTTGATTGTACGTTCATGCCAGCAACTGGTAGCACTAACTGACCAATATGGTTGGCAGAGAGTGTTATTACCAAGACCGGGATGTGGTGCTGGAGAGCTTAACTGGAGTCATGTGAAGAAGGTTATTGAACCTTTGTTAGATGACAGGTTTATCGTCTGCACCTATTGAGGTGTATATGGATAATCAACTGATAATTATATTTAAAGCTTTATTGGAATCAAATGGTAAATTAGCTTTATGTCACGAGGGTGTTGGTCTTGTATGTACTACTATTACATCATGTAATAACTGCCCTTTATCTAGAGCAAGATATATAAAGACTCCTGAAAGAAATTTCCCTAATCAGTTATTTACTGTATTGGAGAAGTTGAATGGATAAATTAATTACCATTTTAAATGGTGTATGGAAATTACCTCAAACTGGTGATTATGACCCTAAAGGGGAACTATGCAGAGAAACATTATGTACTAATGTTCAATGTGGTAATTGTCCATTTGATTCAGAATTGCATTTTCCAAATCCTGACGAACACTTCGTCACTCAAATCCATAAAACATTGGAAGTCATGAACCATGAAACAAGAAACTCAACTCCTGATTGAATCTATGTTCAACCGTCACCAATCTCGTGACCTAATTAGAAATGAAATTAGAACTTCACCTGAAGTTATGGAGTTAGTTAGTGCTGCTGTAGATAAAGCACTGGAATGGGTAGAAGGTGATTACTTTGAAAGTAAGAACAAACGTCTGGCATTATTGGATACCAATATCCTAGAAGACTTCTACATTGATGTTGCTGGTTCATTGGCTCAATTTGGTAAGGCTAAGTATACCCAGATAGTAGGTATGGTATCTGGAATGATTTCTACTATGCCTCAGAAAGAGGCTATAAGGACTGCTGGAGAGCTTATCTCATTAGCAGCTATGGTAGACCTCATTGACCTGATTCCAGCCTCTATGAGCGTTACAGGCTCTATGGAACTGGTATCTCGTATACAGCTTGAACCAAAGACATTGGAACTGATTAATCAGTATCAATATCTGCCTCCTATGCTTGTTCCTCCTGAACCAGTTAAATCAAATACTGGTAGTGGGTATCTGTCTATCAAATGGGATTCCCTGATTCTGAAGAAGAATCATCATGAGTTTGATATCTGTTTGGATAATATCAACAGATTTAACTCAGTAGCTTTCTCTCTGGATGACCGTGTAATCCGTAATATTAGGGATAACCGTAAACATCTGGATAGTGCTAAAGCTGATGAATCTGTTGATGAGTACAAAGCACGAGTTGATTCATTCCTGAAAATGGAAAAGGAATCTATGCGTGTATTTGCAATGCTTATTAATGAAGGGAATAGATTCTATCTGACTCACAAGTATGACAAACGAGGTCGTACTTACTGTCAGGGCTATCATGTCTCCTACCAAGGGAATACCTATCGTAAAGCTATTCTTGAATTAGCTGATAAAGAAATCGTACCCATTGAGGAATAATCATGTTTTGCATTATTACAGCAGCATATCTACGTCTTAAGAATAAGGTAGATGAAGATATAGTAATTGGTTCATGGCTTGCTGGTTTATTAGAGCTATGTCTTGAAGTACCAATGATTTTAACTTTAGCAGGTAAACTTTAATGGCTGAATTATCCAAACCAGAACAACTCATTAAGATTACGCTATTACTGCGTGATATTCCTGATGAGTTAGAAAAACATTTCTGTAGTACTCATCCTGCATGTGAAAAGTTTTGTGGTGCTGAGCATGACAAAACTAAATGTGCATTGTTCTATCTCTCCGAAGAAGAGATTAAGAAAACTATCTTTGGTTTAGATGCAGCAGGGAGGATGCTGGGAATCATTCCTGATGAATAAAGAATTGGTTCTAATTCTAAAAGAAATTAAAAAACGTTCTGAAAAAGGAGCCACATGTTTAGGAGCTAAATTTATAGATTTTAAGTGTTTAGGGATTGAATGTCCTAATTGTGTATTAACATCAGTTAATCAAAAACATAGATATATCAGTCAAATAGTATTGGTGAATCTATGAATGATAAATTGATTCTTATATTAGATTCACTTAAAGAATGCTTTTCATTAAACAAGCAATCATGTGGAAACTATGTATTAAATACAAGAATTCCATGCGCAGTATTAGATTGTTATACATGCCCTTTATTTCAAATAAGAAGTCCTAATTTATATCCAGACCAAATCATTACAACTTTCTCTCAACTAAATAAGTGAGACTCAAGATGCAAACTTTCTCTGCTTTCCAGTATATCAAATTAGATGTAGCTAACTCCTTTGGCTTAGACAAAGAAACATTTGATACTCGTCTTAACTGGTTCAATGAAAATAAGGGTAGCTTATCTGGTCTGGTAGATGATGCAGATGAACCTGCTCAATTCTATGCAGGTATGTTGGCTTACCAAGATGTACTTGAAGGTAAACCAATTGGTTATATGGTAGGTATGGATGCTACTGCATCTGGATTGCAGTGTATGGCTGCACTCACAGGTTGTAAGGTTACTGCTGAAACAGTAAATCTGGTTGACCCTAATGTACGTAAGGATGCGTATACCGATGGCTATAAAGTCATGGGCAATTTACTAGAAGGTAAGATTGATAAGGTAGACCGTAAGGATGTTAAAGGTGCAATCATGACACACTTCTATGGCTCTCAAGCCAATCCTAAGAGTGTGTTTGGTGAGAACACTATAGAGCTTCAGAAGTTCTATGAGATGGTTCAGATTATTGCACCAGGTGCAAACATGCTACGAGATGATTTAATTAATCTCTGGCAGCCTAAAGCACTTCAGCATATGTGGGAATTACCAGATGGCTTTACTGCTGTCGTTAAGGTAATGACCATGAAGGAAGCAAGCTTTGAAGTAAATGAACTGGATAGCTCATTCACTCATCGCTATTGGGTTAATGAAGGTCAAGACTTTGGTCTATCACTGGCTGCTAATACTATTCACTCAGTGGATGGGATGGTAGTACGTGAAATGAATCGTCGTGCTAACTACGATGCAGTCAAAGTACAGCGTGTATATGAGCTTCTGACAGGTTTAAATACCAAAGGTATCGTGAACTATACCACTGATGATTCAAAGCTTCAGAGAGCCTTAGAATTAGCAGAGAAGCATAAGTTCGTATCTGCTGTACTAATTGAGTTCATTGACCATAAGAATATCCATATGGTTCCTCTATGGATTAAGAACCAACTCATCGAAATTATTGAGAAGATGTTGGCTCATAAACCATATCCAATTGTAGCAATTCATGATTGCTTCAAATGTCACCCTCTGTACATGAATAATGTACGTCAGAACTATATCGATATCTTTGCTCAGATTGCTGACAGCACAATGCTTCAAGCTATTGCTAGTCAGATTTCAGGTAAGCGTATTCCAGTAGCTAAGTTGTCTAACAATCTTTCTACTCTCATTCGTCAGAGCAACTATATGCTCAGCTAAGGAAAACCAATGGGTATCTTTACTAATGTAACATTGTCTACTGACCCTATGGGCCATTATGCAGTGATTCCTAAGAATCGTATTCGTGACTCTCTGGGGTTCATTCCCCAGATTGTTATCCGTGCTTCTCAGATTGCCAATGATGAAACAGATATTGGCTACAAGATTTGGGAAGTGTATCAGTATGGGAGTCCTATGCTTCCTTCTGAAACTGAATCTGGTTTTAAGGATGGGTTATTTACCTATCCCGGAGATGAACCAGAGTATCCAATAGCTGTATATCATTTAAATAATACTGCTGGTCTGGATATCAGATTCTGGCAGTACGAGCGAGCCATGACCGTGTTAACGGTCAATGGCGAAGCGAGACTAATTGGGAGAATGGATTAATGAACGTAAAAGTAGGTTACATGTTAGGTATGGTCTTCCTTAAAGACCCTGAACAAACTCGTGTAAACGTTGTGGTTAAAGGTATGTATTACGACAAGATATGGGTTATGTATGAACATTCAGGTAAGGATGAAATCCTTGATGCTGCTGATGTAGGGTTTAATAACCCTACTCCTGGAACAGTTCCTGAACACTCATTTATTGCACAGGATGCCAGTGGACAATGGTTATTCTGGGACCATGAAAAAGGTTTTTGGTATGAATGCCCAGACCCAACAGATATGCAATCCACTCCGCAAGAAGAATCACTATCTAATGGTGAGAGCACAGCAGGTCAAACCATTCACTAAAATCTGGTTAGATGGGCGTCTATATGACGCCCATAATATCTATAACAAGGGAGGATATATCCAAGTCTATTTATGGACTGGTTGGAGATATTTCTCTTATTACTTTAAACGAGAGGAATATGTCATATGTCTAAAAGAGAATGGAAAGTCATTGGTATCTGTATTGTAGCTTTAATAGTTCTCTTATGTGTACGTACTGCCTTCGGCAGTGAAATGCAGGTAAGTAATCCTGTATTTGAAAAGGTAGAAATTCAGCGTGTACACGATGACGATGCGGCTGTTACTTGTTGGGTATTATACGCTCCGGCTGACAAAAGCGTTCGTAGTGATAGCTACAGTATTAGCTGTCTGCCTAACTCTGTAATTAATCCAAAGGCAATTGATAAATGAATGACCAACTACAAAAAGTATTAGCAGATATCATTACCAGAGTTACCTCTGGTGCAGATGCTGCTATTCAGTTTGGTAAAGAACAGATACCAGAAGTTTTAAAACAACTTCTTATATGGAACTTTACTTTTAGTTTTATGATTTGGTTCTTTGCTACTTCCATCATCATTGGATATGTAGTTTGGATGGCTATTAAATTTAATTGGTGGTTTAAAAACCAGAAAACCACTACTACTGAACAAGATGCGGTGTACACCTCCATATGTATTATATGGGGATTTATATCCTTCATAATGATATTCGTATTTTGGTGCAATCTTGATTGGCTAAAAATATGGGTAGCACCAAAACTCTATTTATTAGAGTATGCAGCATCCTTAATTAAATCTTAAACTTAATCGGCTAAGGCCGGGAGACTCTAAATGCGTAAAATTGTAGTAGTACTCGGCCTTGCACTGGCCTCTCTGTCTTTTGCTTCTGTAGCAAAAGATAATGATAACAACTCTCGTGGAGATGTTACTGTTGTTGGTGATGGAACTGGTTCAGTTCATATCAGTCAATGTGCCTCTACTTGGAATTGTAATAATTCCGAGTTAAATGTGGAGTTCACTGGTGATGTTGAAAACGTCACTATTAATGGTGAACACACTGTCATTAAAGGACAAAATGGCAAAGACGGAAAGGACGGTATCGATGGAAAAGATGGTGCTAACGGTAAGGATGGCATCAATGGTATCGACGGAGCCAAAGGTGACAAAGGCGATAAGGGAGATACTGGAGCATCTGGCAAGGATGGTAAGGACGGATTAAATGGAACCAACGGTACTAATGGTCGTGATGGTGTTGACGGCAAAGATGGAGCCAAAGGAGATACTGGTGCTCAAGGTGAACGTGGTGAGCAAGGTATTCAAGGCGAAGCTGGTAAAGATGGTCTTAACGGTGAAAACGGGAAAGACGGTCTTAATGGAACTAATGGTTTAGATGGTGCTAAAGGAGATAAAGGTGATGAAGGCAAACAAGGTATTGCTGGAATCGCTGGGCTGAATGGTAAAGATGCAGATATGACTCAGGTCAATGCTAATACTGAAGCCAATAAATCTATTTCTAAGCGTCAGGATGCTTTTGAGAAATCCACCAATCAACGTTTTGCCAATATGGATAAACGTATTGATGAGAATCGTAAAAATGCATCTGCTGGTATTGCAGGCGTAGCTGCTATGGCTAACATTCCACAGGTAAGCCAGAATAGTTCATTCTCAGTTGGTGCTGGGGTAGGTTCATATGATAGTGAACAAGGTCTTGCTGTTGGTATGAGTGCTCGTTTTAACGAGAATATAGTAACCAAAGCTTCAGTAGCTGCCACTACTCAAGATGATTTCGTCTTTGGTGCTGGTGTAAGCTACGAGTGGTAATTACTAGCCTTCCTTCGGGGAGGCTTTTAGTTTTATATAAATGCTATCTGTATGGTGGCATTCCTATAAAACTAAGGAACATTTATGCAAGTTAAACTTAGAGTACTTCCATTTAATAATCCAAACATGTCTGTACCTGCAAGAGCTACTGAAGGTTCTGCTGGTGTAGACTTACGCGCTAACACCTCTGAACCATTTGAATTGAAACCAGGTGAAACCAAGTTAATTGAAACTGGTTTGGCTATTCATCTGGACGATGTACATGTAGCTGCAATGATTCTTCCTCGTTCAGGTCTAGGCCATAAACATGGTGTAGTGCTTGGGAACCTTACTGGTCTGATTGATTCAGATTATCAGGGTGAACTTATGGTAAGCCTCTGGAATCGCTCTACAGAGCCTTTTACTGTTAACCCTGGTGACCGTATTGCTCAGATGGTAATCGTGCCTGTAATGCAGCCTGAGTTCGTTGTAGTGGATTCATTTGAATCTACTGAACGTGGTGCTGGTGGCTTTAACTCTACTGGAGTTAAATGATGACTGAGCCAATGAATAAATTCGAATGGGAGAGACATAAGCATAATATTGCTGAGATAGATAAAGCAATTGTTGGTCACGAAGCTGAAATAGCTCGTCTACAAGAAGCTCGTCGAGAGTATATCAATCGACATAATCTCAATAAGCTCATGGATAAAGCTTACCCTGTCTAAGCGCCTACGGCGCTGTCTTTGGTTTAAGGCTACCTTCGGGTAGCTTTATTTTTTCTCGGAGGAGATATGCAATCACCGTTCTTATTTACTATCTCCAATTTAAGTACTGGAAAAGAACTCAGACTTTTTAAAGCTGTGCGTCTACATCTTCTTTACTCTTATCGTAGAAGAAACTGCTGCTGGAGAAAAACAACTAGATTGCGCTATCTCCGAGCAGAAGAATCTATGAAAGATATGATTAGAAAAATTCTTCGTAATAATTGGCCCGGATATGACACATGGCAATGTGAAATTTTAGGTAGCCATAAAGTTATCGACCTTGAGGCTAATCGTTATTTGAAGTTTCTAATCACTCTTATAGTAAAGGAAAGAAGTGATGGCTAAAGAACCAGTCTCCAAACTTAATATTCCTATTGGTGATAAGTACGTAGTTACTTCCAATGGGTATACGTATGTGTTGGCTGAAAAGAAAACTATTCAATCTGGAGTTAAAGCTGGAACAGTTAACTTAAGTAATATTGGTTACTTCCAGTCCCTTAATTCTTTAGCGAAGAGTTTAATTAATAAAGAAGTTCGTGAAAGCGAACTCACTTCTCTTCAACAGTTAGGGGAACGTATCGAAGAACTCGGTACTGGTATTGCTCAACTGTTGGAACAACTTGTTAAACAATCTGAAGGTAAATGAAATGGCACTGTCCGATAAGCAAAAAGAAGCTGTAGCAATCGTTAAAGACCTGATGTTGAACTCTGGTCATAAAGTAATTGCCGTAGTTGGTGTTGGTATGTTGGACCATCTGTCCCGAGCTAGCCAGACTCCTCGTGAGTTGCTGGAAGAAATGGGCAAAGAAATTGCCGATAGCCATGACCACAAAGCTGCTGGCTGCACCTGTCTGGAACGTCATCAGTTTGCTATGGATGTTCTGGACCATCTGGAAAAACAGAAATTCAATGATGATATCATCATGGAAAATCTGGAAATCGGTTTACATGCATGGCGTGAGTTCGAAGAGAACTTTGGTCGTGCTCCTACCGTAACGTATGTTGAATCTCAATATACGCTGCCTACTGGCATTGCAGGTGTGTTCTTTATCCATCCTGCTGCACAGAAATAATTCACCCTTGGGGACTTATTAGTCCCCGTATTACTCACATCTGAAAGAGGAACCTATCATGGGTTTATTTGGTTTTGGTAAAAAGAAAGTTAGCCAGAAAGTTGAAGAAATGAAACAAGCTGCTGGCAAAATTGAAAACAAAGATACCGTTGAAGCCGGTATCGCTGTAATGGTCGGTGTTGCATTTGCTGATGGTAAATGTACCGATGAAGAAATCACTATTCTGGAAAAAGTTATTCAGTCTGATGATTCCTTCTCTCAATGGCGCTCTGAAACTGGTGCCATGACCGACAAGTGGATTGCCAAATTCCGTGATTTCAAGCGTGGTGCAATCATGGATATGGAAAAAGAATTCGCTGACCTGAAAGGCGACCCAACCAATGCCAAAAAAGCTCTGCTGTGCGGTATCGCTGTAGCAGAAGATGATGATGGCATCGGTGCGGAAGAACGTGCGTTCCTGGAAAAAGCAGCAGCTATCGTTGGTCTACGTCTGGAATCAATTCTGTAAATGGCGCTGAAATTACGAGGAATGATAGCTGCCGTGCTGTTGTTCCTTGTAATTGCTATCGATTTCACTGGAAAGATGATGTCGATGCTAGCAGACGGCGTATTAGTCATTGCTGTAATAGCAGTGATGTGGCCTGTATTTAAAGGAGCCAAGAATGTCAATTGAAGTAGAAAAGGTTGATGCATTGCGCAAAGGCTTTGAAGCTATGGTCACTCGACCAGATGCTTTAAACGTGGGTGATATTGTTATTATGCACCCTGACCTGCCGGGTGCATTTAAATTCCCTAATGAAGACCAACCTGCAATTATTGTAGAGTGGCTTGCTCGTCCATTTTATGGACATGAAAAAATGGATACCGTTCGTGAAACCGGTATGCCTCAATCAGCTATGCGCTTTGACTGCGTAATTCTGGTACTGGAAGAAGATGGTGATAAAACACCGTGGTTGTTTGATTCCCGTCGCCTGAAGAAAATCGGTTAATCCTTAAGCCTGCCTAATGGTGGGCTTTTTATTCTGCAAAGGTAATCTCATGCGTCCATCAGCTATTAAAAGAGCTATTGAAAGAGCTTTTGCGGCTGGACTAGTCCCTTTTATTAAAGGAAGTCCTGGTATTGGTAAGTCTGCAATCATTCGCCAGATTGCTAAAGAAGCAAAGTTAAAGGTTATTGACCTTCGTTTAGGTCAATGTGACCCAACTGACTTGCTTGGGTTTCCAAACATTGAGAATGGTCGTTCGGTATATCATCCGCCGAAAGATATTCCAATTGTTGGGGATACTATCCCTGAAGGTTATAACGGCTGGTTACTGTTCCTCGATGAGATGAACACTGCACCTAAAGCCGTACAAGCTGCTGCATACAAACTGCTAGATGGAATGGTTGGTCAAACCAAACTCCATCCTCAAGTATATATTGCTGCGGCTGGTAACAAAGATACAGATGGTGCAATCACTACCACAATGAGTAGTGCAACTCTGTCTCGTATTGTTTCTATGGAGTTAGAAGTTAACTTCGATGATTGGTCTGTTTGGGCGATAGCCGAAAAGATAGACCATCGTATCTTAAGCTTCTTAAACTTTAAGAAAGAACTCTTTCATAAGTTTGACCCAAAGAACTTAAGAGAAACATTCCCTTGTCCTCGTACATGGGATTTCACTAACCGAGCCATTAATGGTTTGGAAGTGGATATCAAAACTGATTTAGGCTTATTGTCAGGTGTAATCGGTAGAGGTGCTGCTCGTGAATTTATCGAGTATTGCGCTATCTATGGCGACGTTTCTTCTATTGAAGAGATTCTGGCTAATCCAGAAGGTATCGTCATCAAAGACCGTCCTGATATTAAGTTTGCTTACGCTGGCTATGCAGCATCTTCTATCACCGTAGAGAATGCTCCTCAATTGATGAAGTTCATCAATCGTCTGCCAGTAGAATTCCAAATTGTTGCATTGAGCAATGCGTTTAAAGCCAAACCAATGATTTCAGCAGTTCCTGAAGTTATGGATTGGGTTACTCGCTATGCCAATGATTCCGGTGAAGGAATGCTCTAAGGAGGTTCCTTTGGATAAAGACAAGGCATTAGATTTAGCTAAAGTAGATTTGTTTGCTAAGAGTAAAAATGCTTTTATCTGTTCTATCTTTTGTTCACTTCAACTTAAGTGGGACGATACCATTCCTACAGCTTGTACGGATGGTTTAAACATTCTGATAAATCCAAAGTATTTTATGGATTTACCCCGTCCTTGTAGAGTGACACTCCTCGCTCATGAGACGTGGCATGTTGCTTTAAAACATGTCTTAAGACTTGCAGCAAGAAATCCTGAGTTATGGAATTGGGCCTGTGATTTCTATATCAATAATATGCTGGATAGCTCTGGCTATGTAATTGGTATTGGTTGGCTCTTAGACCATCAATATGATGATTTAAGTGCTCCTCAAATCTATGACAAATTACTTCAGCAAGGCAGTAAACAACAACAGAACTCTTTAGGCATGGACATTAAACCATGTTCAATGGCTGATGAGGAAGAAGTTGAAGTACAGATTGACTCTATGTTGATTCGTGGCTCTATAGCTGCACAACAAAGTGGTCAGGCTGGGTCAATACCAGGGGAAATTCAGGCTTATATAGATGAACTTCTTAACCCTAAACTACCGTGGAATGACATTCTCAGAAACTTTGTTAATGAGATGACTCGCAATGATTACACTTGGGCTAAGCCTAATAAGCGATATCTGCCTGATGTATATCTACCTTCACTAAACTCCGAAGGACTGGAACATATCATTTTTTATACTGATATATCCTGTTCTGTAACTGATGCACAGTTTGCTGTGTATATCAGCGAGATTCATGCAATTAAAACAACTCTGAATCCTAAACGAATTACTGTATGTACATTCGATACAAGGATTCATGATATTCATGAGTTAGAAGAAGGTGACAACATTGCTGATTGTAACTTCACTGGTAGAGGGGGAACATCTCTCAAGTGTGTTTATGAACATGCTAAGAAAGAGAAGCCTGAATTGATTGTTGTATTCTCGGATTTGGAATGTCCTCCAATGAACGAACCACCAGCACCTAATATTATTTGGGTATGTCTGGATAATCCAAGTGCAACAGTTAACTTCGGGCAACTGATTCACGTAAACAGTTAAATATATCTACGTGGCTAGGTAAACAATTTGCTTACCTTTCAGATGTTTTTGCCCTCCTTGTGAGGGCATCTTTTTTGGAGCTTATATGGGTTTATATCTGTATTGCCAAAATACCGAATGTGGTCAGTACGTTGATGGTATGGACTGTCAATGTTGTGGATGGACTCAACCATTACCTGAGCCAGAATTCGAATTACCTGAAGACTTAAAACAAGCCTTACAGGATGCGTTAGATTTTGTAGGTCATGATTGTCGTTTTGACCATCATGGTTATTGCCAAGAACATGGACTTCAAGAAGAAGACTCCTGCTTCGCAGGTGTATTCCGAAAATATTTGGAGTAAATCATGTTCAAGATTCGGAAAGCTATACGTGATGTAGCGAACGCTAAGTACCCTAGAAAGCTCTCAATGAGTTTGGCTAGTAATATGCCCCTGTCTAATCATCGATGCCATTACAACGCTGTACAGGCTGTCAAAAATGATATGGCTGTAGGCGTGATAGAAGTAGTCATTATTTATGATGACACTTGTAGTGTTCACTTCGTGAATCTCATGGCTGATGGCTCAGTGGTTGATTACACATTGGGATTGATGTGCATTGACGATGATTATCGTTTTGTACGTCATGTATCTCCTAATGAGTATGACTCCATTAATCGTGCTCTGATGGATGCTAAGCATAAGCTTCATGCTGAAACTCCTTGGCATATCAGAAAGTTAATTAAACTGTCCAAACAGGACTGGTGTTAACCATGAAAGAGCAAGAACAACTCAGGAAAGATATTTCCCGTATCTTTTCTATCTTTAAAGCCAGTGAATGTGAGTTACGTCCTCATTTTATTCTGACTGGCGAAAGTGGTACTGGAAAAACCTTTTTAATTAAGTCTCTGGCTGACCAGCATAAGATGGATTACATCGAAATTAATGCTGCTCAGTTAACCAAAGAAGGCTTATCGGGTAATAGCTTAAGTAAGGCATTAGCTCCTCTTCGCCAAGCCAATGGTAATCCTGTCATCTGCTTTGTAGATGAATTCGATAAGTTATTTATCGCGGGTAACAACAATAGTGAATTGGCTCATGAGTCTACTAATGGAGTTCAGAATGAATTCCTTAAGATTCTTGAATCTGATTGTACTTCGGTATTTGGCGACTATGGCAAGTATGTAGACGTTCCTGTTAGTAACGTTCTATTCGTATTTGCTGGAGCATTTAATGGAGAACCAGATATCACTCTGGATAAGCTCCGTACCTTTGGTGTTAAGACTGAATTCTTAGGTCGTGTTGGTTTGGTATACAACACAGTGAAAGTCAGTCTGGAAACACTAATCAAAATCCTGAAAGACTCCAAAACTCTCGCTATGTATCTGGACTTGTTTCCAGAGGTTAAGCGCGAGAAAGCTGTTTCAGATATCTCTGCATTTATCAGAGATAACTATGAAATGAACACTCTGGGTATTCGTATGGTTAATACGTTAATTACTCAGTACTTCATTCAAGATGGCAAACTTACCCGTGAAGAAGTTAAGTCTAGTACTTTCCAAAATAAACTTAAATTTGGTGAGTAGTATGTCTAAACATCCTATCGCTTGGGATATCTTTCGTATCCCTGCAAAACTTGTCTGTCGAACCAAGAAGAACCATGTAGCCAATATTGCTCGTAGCAATGGCTTCAGAGTGATTCCTGTGTTCGGTAGAGGTTAAAGCCCCTTCGGGGCTTGCTTTGGAAAAAAGAAAGAGGAATTCATCCTCTTCAAATCAAACTGTAATTTTTAATCCCAATCTGAAAAGGTAAAAAAGAAATGGCTAAGACTCTTGAGCAAGATGAAAAGAAAGTACACGTTGCTGAAATCGTTCGTCACGGCGAAAAACTGATTGTGCCGGAAGGCATGTCTCTGAGCGATGTTATCGACCTCGCTAAACGTCGCATGAAGTTCGAAGAAGAAGAAGTTCTGGTACGTCGTACCTATAACGTATTCCCATGGGATGGTGCTCATGCTCTGATGCTGGCACTGACCGAACGTTATGGCTGGGCTGCTGCTGAAGCAACTCCGGGTTTCTTCGGCTCCAATCCTCCGCAGATGCTGGATGTACAAGTCGGTTATGGCAAAACCAAAAAGGTTCCGTGGGGACGTTTCTCTCTGCCGCAGGTAGATGGTTTTGTTCAGTGCTCTGCACAAAAGAAAGACGGTCGTATCAGCTTTGAACTGGTCGGTAAAGTCCTGCGTAAAGACGAAAAGACTATCGAACTGCTGTTTGATACCGTTGAGCAAACTCTGCGTACCAACTCCATTTACATGGGTCAGGCTATCAAAATCCGTTTCCGCGATAACGATGGCGACCTGCTGGAAATGCCGGAACCAGAATTCATGGACCTGCGTGGTATCAGCCGTGATTCTCTGGTTTATTCTGACGATGTTCAGAACCTGATTGAAACCAACCTGTTTACGCCGATTGAGCGTGTTGCTGACTGTATCGCTAACGATATGCCGGTTAAACGCGGCGTACTGCTGGGTGGACCATACGGTACTGGTAAAACTATGGCTGCAACTGTTGCTGCTGCTCTGGCTACCAATGTGGGTGTTACCTACGTATATGTACCGCGTTCTGATGAACTGTCTGATGCAATTCAGTTTGCTAAGCAGTACAGCGATAAAGCCTGCGTAATCTTCTGTGAAGATATCGACCGTGCCGTATCCGGTGAACGTAGCGTGAAGATGGACGATATCCTGAACATTCTGGATGGTATCGACACCAAAACTTCTCGCATCATCACCGTTCTGACCACCAACCATCTGGAAAACATCAACCCAGCAATGCTGCGTCCGGGTCGTCTGGATGCAATCATCGATGTTACTGCGCCTGACGCGAAAGCTGTTGAAAAACTGGTTCGCCTGTATGGTCGTGACACCATCGCTGCTGATGCAGACCTGACTCTGGTCGGTGAAGCTCTGGCTGGTACTATTCCTGCGGTAATCGCGGAAGTTGTTAAGCGTGCGAAACTGCACCAGCTTCAGTATCAAGAAGCAGGTACTCTGATTGAAGAAATCAGCGGTCAAGCTCTGCTGGATTCCGCTCTGACTATTCAGGCACAACGTAAGTTGCTGGAAGAACAGTCTAAGCCGAAAGTGAAAGAACCAACCTTCAACGAAACTATCGCTGCTGCGGTTGCTCCGGCAATTGCTGAAGCTGTAGGTAAAGTTGCTGGTCAGGTTTCTGAACTGCACGAACGTATCGTCGGCTAACCGCCAGTAGTACTTGGATAGCCCTTCAATGAGGGGCTATTCCAGTTATCACTGGAGGTAATCATGAAGAATCTTTACCAGAAGATTGATGGAAGCCAATACAACCGAATCTTCATTGTAGGAGATTTACATGGTTGCTTTGATGAATTCCAAAAAGAGATGTGGGCTGTTCAGTTTAATGCTGAAACAGACTTAATCATCTCTGTAGGTGATTTAATTGACCGTGGTTCACAGAATGTGAATTGCTTACGTCTGTTAAATGAACCTTGGTTTAAAGCTGTTCTGGGTAATCATGAAGTAATGGCACTCAATGCCTTATCTTCTGAACCTTCTTCTGAAGAAGGGGATTTAGCATATTACAATTGGTTCCGTAATGGAGGCATTTGGATTATGGATATTCCTGAAGAACAGAAACCAGAAGTATTAGAATTATTTACTCAGGTAGCAGAACTGCCTGGTATCATTGAAGTCTCAGTAGGTGACAAGACTATTGTTATCTGCCATGCAGACTACCCTTCAAATCAGTATCAATTCGATAAACCAGTTGATGAGGAAACTCTTATCTGGGGTAGAGAGCGTATAGCTCAAAACCAAAACGGAGAAGGTACTGTCATTCAAGGTGCTGATGAATTCTACTTCGGTCACACACCTGCCAAAGACCCTATGCAATTTCATAACCAACATTACATTGATACCGGAGCAGTATTCGGTGGTCGATTAACATTGGTTCAAATCAAATAACTGCCTTCGGCAGTTGCTTTGGTTACTCTTCACATCTGCATAGGTGCTCAATATGAAAATCCAAAAATTCGGTACTATCAATTTCACTGACTCCCTCAACTTGCCAATATTCTCTGGGTTCACTTTTAGTGTTGAGAGTGAATCTGAACAGAGTATGACTCAAGATAAAAAGCTTAAAACTTTAATAATGGTAACGGCTATCCGTGACCACTTAAGTAAGGTAGTTAAGTTTATTGAGGAAGATATCAGTAAAGCTTCTCTAAGAGATTCTGGGGACTTTTCTACTCCTGTAGGTAAAAGTACTAAGTCACCTGAAGAAATCGTCTCAGAGAGCCTCTCACGAATCATGGCTAAGTAGTATTGAGCCTCTTTGGTTAAGGAGGCGTATGTCTGAATCCCCAAATGCTACATATCGTGGAAACATGATGTGTATCAAATTTAGTTATGACTTCCAGATTGTACTCCCAATTGAAGATGGTAAAGCCTTACTTGAATTATTGAGTAAGGCTGAAATCTTTAAAGATGAATACAAAAAGGACCCATATATTGAGCCAATGGATAAATCAATTGATGTTAGATTCTTGGCTAGAACTAAGTATGAGCTTCTTAAGCTCGCATTTTTAAGGACTGAGAATGAATCTGACTAGTTGCCAAGAACAAGCAGCTAAGCAGTTCTTATCGTTTCTTTGTACTCCAATGAAACATATGGTTATCTCTGGTCCACCCGGAGTAGGCAAGACATTCATGCTTAATCACATGATTGATATGTTGCCTAATACTAGACGTATCACAAATATTATGGGTGTTGACCCAATTAATAATATTGCTGTTACTGCTACAACCAATAAGGCTGCTGAAGTATTACAGGAAAGGTTCTCTAATAGAACTGTATCCACAATCCATTCAACGTTAGGTCTAACAGTAAGGGATGATTACCGAACAGGTAAAACATTCACTGCTAAGGGCAAAAAATTTATACCTCTATCCGACACTCTCATCCTTATGGATGAATCCTCAATGGCGGATACTCAACTACTGAAGTTAATCGATGAAGGTACTGCTAAAAACTGTAAGATAGTTTTTATTGGTGACCATTGTCAGTTGGCTCCAGTCTCAGAAACAATGAGTCCAGTTTTCAACTCGGGCTACATTACTTCATATTTAAATACCCAAATGCGAACTAACAATAGTCCAGCATTAACTCTACTTAATGACCAGTTACGTCAGACAGTAGAAACGGGTGTCTTCAGACCAATTATTCCTGTTCCCGGTGTTATCGATTTCGTTAATGATGATGAGATGCGCCGACTGATGAATGCAAATTTCATTTTGCAGGAAACTTCCGGTCATAAAATCTTAGCTTATACAAATAACGGGGTTCAAGAGTACAACTCGTACATACGAACCAAGAAGCATTTACCTCCAACTTTGATGGTAGGTGATGCTGTCGTATCAAATAACAGCATTGAAACTGCTGGTTCTCGTACCATTATCGAAAAGGTATACCGAGTACATTCAATATCTGGTGTACATCATAATGATGGTATTCCTTACTACATGGTAGATATTGGAGTAGGTGGTTTAGTTAAACAACCTGTTAACTATAGCCAGTTACAACAAGCAATCAGAGAAGCAGCCAATGATAAAGATTGGGTTGAGTACTTTCGTTTAAAGAATGAATTTGCTGACCTACGGTTTGCATATGCATCAACTGTACATAAGTCTCAAGGCTCAACATTTGATACTGTCTATATCGATTTAGGTGACTTGTGCATCTGCAAGGATATGGAACAACTAGCTCGTATGCTTTATGTAGCCGTCAGTCGTGCTACTACTCGTGTTGTGTTCTATGGTAATCCTCCTCACTTCATGAGGTGATTATGTCCACACTCACTACTCCAACAAGTAGGCATAAAGAAGATATTCTGGATTGGTTACTTAACTTAATTACAGATAGCTTCTGTACCTTTGTTCATAACAAAGAATTGCAGTTATGCATTGATAACAATGCTCCTGATGGATTCATGTTTAATAATATGACATTCAGAGGAACTGACAGAATGGTTTTCACATGTAAACCAGAACTTGAAGAGACTGCAAAAGAAGTATGGGAATTGAAGCAAAAAGTTAGAAGAGACTGGATGTATCTCGAAAACTACTTCAAAAGAGTATTAGCACGTATGACTAACTATGGTCAGTTGTACTGCTATGTACCCTCATTCATGCATAATAAGTTAGATGAAATCTTTGTTCATGCTTCTATTGGTGAGAAAGAACCAATCAGAGGTATGCATCCTGATGAGTCTATCCATAAACTTATCTCGTTCTATGTGATGACTAAATTGGTTATCTAATGGATATCGCATTCGTAGTATCAAAAGTAATTGTTACAGAGTACACATTGCTTAGGCAGTGGTGGCCTGAACAGTTACGCGAGTCTAGATATGTCGATACAGATATGACTAGAACCTACTTCTTAGATAGACTTCCCTCTCCTGAATTGTATGAGCTTATGGATAGGCTTAATGCAGAAGGAAGAACCTATCGATTTATGGACTTAAGGGGAGTGGACTCAGACGATGCGTCACATAATCTTTGAACAGAACCAAAGATATCCAATTGCTATTCTCATCAAACCTCAGCAACTAAAGAAGCGAGAGTTACAGGAAGCTTACATTGACCCCACAGGAATCAAGCCAAAGCAATTCATTGCATTTGACCTTGAGTACAATGGGAAGAAGGCTCCTGTATCTATGCAGAAAGACTATCTCAATGTCTTACTACCAGAGCTATGCAATCTCAGAACAGAGTATGTACTGTGTTGTGATAGTGCTTACTTCAAAACTCTAACCAAGCAAACCAAAGCAGAACCACATTATGGTTATGTACTGCCTTGTGCTATTGCTGGATTCGAGCATTTGAATATTATCTTTTGTCCTAACTATGCTCAGATTTTTTATGACCCATCAGTTCAGGATAAAGTCGATTTAGCACTTAAAGCATTGGTAGATAAAGTAAATGGGCAATACCAAGAAATTGGTAAAGACATTATTCATTCTGCATACTATCCCTCAACAGTTGAAGACATTGAAACTTGGCTTGAATCTCTTCATCAATATCCAGTATTAGCGTCAGATATAGAGGCATTCAGCCTCAAATTCTATCAAGCAGGTGTAGGTACTATTGGTTTTGCATGGGACCAACACAATGGAGGAGCATTCGCTGTTGATTACACGAATGAACCAGACAAAGCTAATAGGATAAGGCAGGCTCTTAAGAAGTTCTTTGAAACTTATAAAGGCAAACTGATTTGGCATAACGCTAGTTATGACTTAACAGTGCTTATCCATCAGCTTTGGATGAAAGGTCTAATAGACCAGAAAGGACTGCTTAAGGGGTTGCATATTATGTGTCGTGATTTTCACGATACTAAGATTGTAACTTATCTGGCTACAAACTCTTGTGCAGGTAATGAATTGGGACTGAAAGCTCAGGCTCATGAATTTGCTGGCAACTATGCACAAGAAGATATTAATGACATTACTAAGATTCCTCTTCCAGAGTTACTGGAATACAACTTAGTTGACTGTTTAAGCACTTGGTATGTTGCAGACAAACATGCAGATACTATGGTGCTGGATGAACAGTGGGAAATCTATAATGACCTAATGTTACCTTCGCTGAAGAATATTATTCAGATGCAATTAACTGGTATGCCTATTGATATGGCAGAAGTTAAGAAGGTTAAAATAGAGATGACTAAAGAGCGTGATGGTTATCTTAATGCTATCCGTTCATTTGCTGTAGTAGATTTACTAGTTCATAACTTGCGTGAACAACATGTAGCTACTCGTAATGCTGCCCTTAAAACTAAACAAATTACAATGTCTGATGATGAGACATTAAAAATAGAGTTTAATCCAAACTCTAACCCTCAGATGCAAGAACTCTTGTATGAGATTATGGGATTACCTGTAATCGATTATACCGAATCTAAACAACCTGCTACTGGAGCAGATACTTTAGATAAGTTAATTAACCATACAACAGATGACCGTCAGAAAAAGATACTCGAATGCCTTATTAAGTATTCTAAGGTAGAGAAGATTTTATCTGCATTCATCCCTGCATTTGAAGAAGCACCTTTAGCCGAAGATGGTAACTACTATCTTTTCGGCAGCTATAACTTAGGTGGTACTGTATCTGGTCGTTTGAGTTCATCAAAACCAAACATGCAACAGATTCCATCCTCTAAGAGTCCTTATGCCAAACCCATTAAGCGATGCTTTAAAGCTGGTAAAGGTTGGCTTCTTATTGGATTAGACTTTGCATCTCTAGAGGACCGTATTTCAGCTCTGACAACCAAAGACCCCAATAAACTTAAAGTTTATACTGATGGGTATGATGGTCATTCTCTCAGAGCATTCGCTTATTTTGGCGACCAAATGCCTGATATTCAGAATACAGTGGATAGTATTAATAGTATTCAGGACTTATATAAGGACTTTAGACAAGAATCTAAAGCTCCTACTTTTGCACTTACCTATCAAGGTACTTATCACACATTGATGGCTAACTGTGGCTTCCCAGAAGACAAAGCGAAGATGGTTGAAAAGAGGTATCACGAACTCTATTTCGTCTCTGACCAATGGGTAGACGCCAAGTTAGCACAAGCCAGCAAAGATGGTTATATCACTGCTGCATTCGGATTAAGAATCCGTACTCCACTACTCAAAAATGTTGTCTGGGGAATCAAACAAACACCATATGAAGCTAAAGCAGAAGGCAGAACTGCTGGTAATGCTTTAGGTCAGTCTTGGTGCTTGTTAAATAACCGAGCAGCAAATGAGTTTATGGAACGTGTATGGAATTCTCCTTATGCAGATGTAATCAAACCATGCGCTCAAATCCATGATGCTCAGTATTATCTGGTTCCAGATGATATTGATATTGTTCATTGGGTTAATGAGAACTTAGTTGAATGTGTTCAATGGCAAGACCATCCCGATATCTATCACGAGGAAGTGAAGTTAGGAGGAGATTTAAGTGTCTTTTATCCATCATGGGCTAATGATATCTCCTTAAAGAATGGAGCTTCTAGAGAAGAAATCTTAGATACATGTGAAGTTGGATTGGATAAGTATCTTCACCCGGAGAAATATAAAAAATGAGTATCTTACAGTCCCCTATTGATAATGCTCCTGCAATCTTACAGGAAGCACATCGTTGTATTGCTGACAGAGCACATGAACGTGACCAAGAATCTGAACGTTCAATGGAACGCACTGTAGCAGCCTTCAATGCAATGTATAAGCTCAACCTGACAGAAGAACAGGGTTGGATGTTTATGGTCTTCCTGAAAGCTGCAAGAGCTTCAGGAGGCTCATTCAAGCTTGATGACTATGTTGATGGCTCTGCTTACTTTGCATTAGCTGGTGAAGCTGCTATGCCACATCCTCAATTAGAACTGTCACTTTCTGAACCAGAAATGACTAGAAAACATGCAGAACATTTCGGAATTCCATTAGGAAAGGAACAAATCTAATGCAAGTTAAGTTTATTACTGCGACACCTGATGCAGAAAAGATTGTTGGGTATATCGCTCGTGTATCTAACCCAGATAACCAAGACAACCCATCTGTAGCAGGATTGCTTTGTTACTGTATTGCACATGCTCATTGGAGTGTATTTGAGCAAGCAGATATGACTCTTGAAATTGAAACTACTCGTGCTATCTCAGCACAGATTATTCGTCATCGTAGTTTTACTTTTCAAGAATTTAGCCAGCGATATGCAGAGGTTACTGAATTACCCGCTGTATTTGACTTACGTTCTCAGGATGAGAAGAACCGTCAGAACTCTATTGACAACATTCCAGCAGATTTAAAAGCTGACCTTCAAGCCAAGATTCAAACTCATATTGTTGAGACTCAACGTTTATATGAAGAGTTGTTGGCTCAGGGTGTAGCTAAAGAGTGTGCTCGTATGATTCTACCAATGTGTACCCCAACCAAGATTTACATGAAAGGTAATCTTCGTAGTTGGATTACGTATATTCAATTACGTAGTGCCAATGGTACTCAGAAAGAACATATGGAAATTGCTCAGGCTGCTAAGGAAATTTTCAAATCACAATTCCCAACTATTGCAGAAGCATTGGGTTGGAATGAGGAATAATTATGTCTGTACGTTTAACTAATGCTGCTCGTGATGAAATCGTAAAAGCTGCTGTAAATAAATCTGGTTTTCCTAAACGTATCAAAGAAGCACGTATTGCTTTAGAAGATATTAAAATGGAATGCTGGATTGCAGCATTTGGTGGATTAAAAGCTTATCGTCGTTTATGTGACCGCTTTGAAACCATTGAAGAAAAGATTAGTGAACTTCGCAAATCAGGTGTAAATGTACCAAGTCTTGGTTCAGGGCATACTTGGAGCAATTCCAAACTGAACCTTGCAGGTATGCAAGTTCCATCTCCTGATATGAATTGGGTATCGGATAAGTTTAAAGAGTTACGTGTCATTTATATGTATGACAATAAACCTACTTTAACTGCGGATAACCCATTGGTTCAGAAATTCCTTGATGCTGAAAAAGCATTAGAAGATTTGAAATCATCCCGCCAACAAATCAAAGACAACGTTCAAGCAGTAGTTTACTCAGTATCTACTACCAAACGTTTGATTGAAGTATGGCCTGAATCTGCTGAACTGATTCCAAGAGAAGTTGAAGTAGTTCGCGCAGGTTTACCTGCTATTAACTTTGAAAGTCTGAACGCATCAATTGGTATTCCCTCTGAGAAGAAATAATTATGAAGCTAACCAATAATACTAACATCGCTTTATCGATGGCTGTCTGGTTAGCGGCTGATGATTATGACTACGTTGAGAAACCAAACTATATCTCTGCCACCAGCTTACTTAAGAGCGTTCGTCAATTAGTCTTGATGAAGCGTCTCACAGGCTCTCTGGAGGCTTCTGCTGACGTATCTGGACGAATCTCTAACCGTATGGGTTCAGCCTTCCACGATGCGATTGAGAGAGCTTGGAAGGAGAAATACAAACAGTCCTTAACTGACCTTGGTTATCCAAAAAGAGTCATTGAAGCTGTGCGTATTAATCCAACAGAGGAAGAACTCAATGATGATGTGATTCCTGTCTGGTTAGAACAGAGAGTTGAGAAGGATTTCCGAGGATGGACTATCGGAGGTAAGTTCGACATGGTTATGGAGTACAGACTGAGAGATGTTAAATCTACCAGTGTGTTCACATACCAGAACAAATCCAATGATGAAAAGTTTCGTATGCAGGGAAGTATTTACCGTTGGCTTAACCCAGAGAAAATCAAGCATGACCACATGTACATTGATTATCTCTTCGTAGATTGGTCTGCCAATCAAGCCAAAGGTAATAAAGATTACCCTCAACAGAAGATTTTAGAATATCCATTGCAGTTGAAATCTGTGCATGAAACGGAGCAGTATGTTGCCTCCAAGCTAACTGCTTTGGAAAGGTACATGGATACCCCTGAACCAGAACTTCCTGAGTGTACAGAAGAAGACCTATGGCGCTCTGACCCTGTCTATAAGTATTACAAGAACCCTGCCTCTACAGGCCGTAGTACAAAGAACTTTGATAACTTACATGATGCTAATCTGAGGTTTGCTGAAGATGGTGCAGTAGGTATTGTTGTCACTGTTCCGGGTGAAGTTAAAGCGTGTAAATACTGTCCAGTATTTGCTATCTGTACTCAGAAAGATAAGTATTTGGCTTCAGGGGAACTTAACGTTTCAGATTGAGGAACCCAATGTTTGACTTATCATCTGCCCAATATCATCCAATCTCTGAACAGATTGTAGATGTGTTAACAAAGAAAACTCTAAACAGTAACCGATTGTTCTTCAGAGTTCAGGTTAGTTACTTTTTAGCTAAGATGGCATCCAGTATGAGATGTACGCTGGATACCTTAGATAGAGGGAAGATTCCTGTTAATGTGTATGCCTTAAACTTAGCTCCGTCAGGCTCAGGCAAAGGACATTCCACTAACATCATTGAAGGCCAGTTCTTGAACCAGTTTAAGAACACATTCCTTCAAGATACTTTCCCCTATATAGCTCAACAGAATCTTGTTGATATAGCTGCTAAAAGAGCCAATAAAAATGGAACAGACCCTGCTGATGAGTTAGTGAAACTGGAGAAGGAATTTGCTTCTACAGGTGCATTAGCATTCTCATTTGATAGTGGTACTGTGCCTGCTCTCAAGCAGTTACGTCACAAGCTGTTACTGGCTAATGCAGGTGCTGCATCCTTCGAGTGTGATGAGTTAGGTAAGAACCTTATCGCTAACATGGACTTGTTAACAGCTTTTTTAGAGTTGTATGACCAAGGACTTATCAAACAGAAGTTAACCAAGAATACAGCAGACTCCCAACGTGCTGAGGAATTGGAGGGTAAAACTCCAACCAATATGCTCCTGTTTGGTACTCCAAGTAGTTTGCTGAATGGCGGTAAGGAAGAAGACGAATTCTATGCATTACTGGAAACAGGATATGCTAGACGTTGTTTGTTTGGTTATTCTCGTAAAGAGGATTTCCAACAAGAAATGTCTCCAGAACAAGTCTTCGATATGCTGACTGACTCTACATCCAACTCAACCATTGCTCAGTTATCCCAGCACTTTGGTATGTTGGCTGATGCCATAAAGTACAATCAGCAAATCATGGTTAACAGGGATGTGAGTATCAAGCTCATTGCCTACAAACTCCATTGTGAACAGATAGCTGACAAGCTGCCTGACCATGAGGAGATTCGTAAAGCTGAATTACGTCATAGATATTTCAAAGCACTGAAGCTTGCAGGTGTGTATGCATTTGTGGATGAAACTCCTGAAGTAACTGAGACTCAGCTGATGTCTGCAATCAAACTTGTAGAAGAGTCTGGTGAAGCATTCAATAGAATTCTCAGTCGTGAGAAGAACTATGTGAAGTTAGCCAATTATATTGCAGAAGTAGGTAAGGAAGTTACCCATGTAGACTTGGTAGAGGATTTACCATTCTATAAAGGTAGTAATGCGCAGAAGCAAGAGCTAATGAACTTAGCTATCGCATATGGCTACAAGCACCACATCATCATCAAGAAAACATTTGTTGATGGCATTGAGTTCTTTAAGGGTGAGGCTCTTAAGCCAACAGACTTAAGTAAACTCATTGCTTCTTATAGTGGGCATGTAGCTTATAACTATCTCTCTGAACCAATCTCCTTTAGTAATCTTCAGGCTTTATGCCAGATGGATGATATGCATTGGATTAATCATGCATTGATTAAAGGTGCTGATGGAGATGGGCATAGAGATGGTTCAAACATTCTGCCGGGCTTTAACGTTATCGTCATCGATGTAGATGAAGGAACATCATTAGATGAAGTTAGAGTATTGATGAAAGATTATACATATTTCATTCATACAACTAAACGTCATCAAACAGAAGGATATGGCGATAGATTCAGGCTTATCATGCCTATCAATTATCATCTTAAACTTGATGAAAATGAATTCAGAGAGTTTATGAATAACGTCTATGAATGGCTTCCATTCAAAGTCGATGAACAAACTAGTCAACGTTGTCGTAAGTGGGCAACACATCAAGGAATCACATTCTCCAATGAAGGAGAGATTCTGGATGCTTTAGCTTTCATTCCGAAAACAAGTAAGAATGATGAGTTGAAGAAGACTATGGTTGATTTAGGTAATTTAGATAATCTTGAACGTTGGTTTGCTCAGCGAATGGGTAACGGAAATCGCAACAATCAACTGCTGAAATTTGCTATGATGTTGGCAGATACTGGATTGGATTATCAAGGAATCTTGGATAAGGTTCTTGGCTTCAATGCCAAACTGGATAGCGGACTTCCAGAGATTGAAATTCACAGTACTATCATGCGCAGCGTTAGCAAGAAACTTTCCGAGAAGTAATCCCCAAGCAGGAGATAAAATGTCAGAACCAATTAAAGACCTAGTCTTAATTGCAGGTGCATCATCATCTGGTAAATCAGCTTCATTGATGAATCTGGAAGACCATCCGGGAGTGATGTATCTAAACTGTGAATCTGGTAAACGTCTGCCATTTCCAAACAAGTTTGATAAGTATGTAATTACTGACCCACTACAAGTGTATGAAGCATTTGATGCTGCTGAGACTATGCCTCATATTCATACCATTGTAGTTGATTCAATTACATTCCTAATGGATATGTTTGAATCCCTTTATGTTATTGGTTCAACCAATACCATGAAAGGTTGGGCTGATTACAATCAGTTCTTTAAGAATCTGATGCAGGTTAAAGTAGCCAAGTCTACCAAACGAGTAATCTTTACTGCTCATACTCTGTCTCAATTAAATGAGAATGAGATGGTAATCGAAACCAAAGTTCCAGTGAAAGGTGCACTGAAGAACCAAGGTATCGAAGCTTACTTTACCTGTATTGTTTATGCCAAGAAGATGCAGCTTAAGCATCTGAAGCCTTATGAGAATGACCTATTGGTTATTACTCCAGAGGAAGAAATCCTTGGCTATAAGCATGTCTTCCAAACTTGTATCACCAAAGATACTGTCCATGAACGTATTCGTTCTCCACGCTTTATGTGGAAGATGAATGAAAGTTTCATCGATAACGATGTAACTAAAGTACTTGGTCGTATCAAAGAATTTTACGAAGAATAAGGAACAAATATGTCTCTGTTAAAAAATCTGGAAACTAAAGCTGGCATCGAAGGTGAAAAGGATATTCTGGGCGGTGGTGGTGCTCTTGAATCAGGTCTGTATGACCTGACCATCAAAGTAGCATACGTCACTACCTCTAGTGGTGGTGCATTAGCTTTGAATACCGTATTTGATTATAACGGTAAAGAAGTACGTCAACAGTTCTGGATGACCTCTGGTAACGACAAAGGTAATAAGAATACCTATGTCGGTAAAGATAATAAGGAACATTATCTTCCAGGATTCCTGACAGCTAATAGCTTGGCTCTCTTGACTGTTGGTAAAGAAATTAGCCAACTGGATTTGGAAGAGAAGACTATCAAACTATATGATTTTGAAGCCAAAGGTGAAGTACCTACCAAAGTACAGGTATTCACTGAACTGACTGGTCAAACAATCACTGCTGGTATCCAGAAACAAACCGTGGACAAGAATATCGATTCTGGTCAGGTTGATGGTAATGGTAGAAAAATCTATGTACCGTCCGGTGAGACTCGTGATATTAACGAAGTCGTTAAGTTCTTCCGTGCAGATGATGGTCTGACTGTCCCTGAAATTGAAGCTCAGGTAACTGAAGCTAAATTTAAAAATGATTGGGATGCCAAGTATACTGGTAAAACCATCAATAAAGCCAAAGGCTCTAAAGATGGTGTAACAGCAGGTGCTCCATCAGCAGGAGCTAAGCCAACTAAATCTCTGTTCGCTAAATAAAAAAGAAGCCCTCTACGGAGGGCTTTTTAGTAGGTAAGTTATGACAATCAAAGTAAGGATGTTCCAAAATGTCTCTGGTACAGCTTACCAGAAAGTGTCATATAAAATCATCCAAGGGATTATGGAAAATCCAAATGACAAAGAGATTGATGTTTTATTAACTGGTTGGGAACATGCTTGTTCTAAATCATTAATGAGAACACAAATCTTACAGCAACTAGAATGGTTTAAGTCTCAGGGATACACTGTCATTTTTAATGACAAGAGACTATAACTATGTACAAACTTATCGCTCCCCTCCGAGTACATAAATCCAAAGCCAAACTATTAAGTCTCAATCTTAATGCTTATAGAAATGAGCATCATATGAGTCTTAATAATGCTAAAGCTAACTTTAAAAAGATTATGGAAGAACAGATTAGAGCACTGCCTAAGTTCTCTAAGGTGCATCTTACCTATGTCTTTTATCCTGGAACCAAACATCTAAGTGATGTTGGTAATGCTTGTACCATAGTTGATAAGTTTTTTGCTGATGCTTTAGTCGAACTAGGGAAACTCCCAGATGACAATTATCTTTACATTCCTGAGTTGGTTTTTCGGATGGGGTCTATAGACCGCGAAAACCCTCGTGTAGAAATCTTTATTAAGGAAATTGATTAGTATGCAAATCACTCTGAACCAAGACGAAATCATGGAAGCCCTGAAAGATTATGCTTTCCGTGTAATCAATGTAGCTCCGGGCAATGATATCACTATCGACCTGAAAGCTGGTCGTGGTGAGAATGGCTATTCAGCCACTCTGGAAATCACTCCACAACGTTTAACGGAGTCACATAACCCAAAGGGTCCTAATGTACGTGCAAGCTCCTCAGAAGGCTCTGTAGGCTTATGTACAGAAGTAAATGAACGTACAGTTGTTGAACCAAGTAAAGGAATCCTGCGTGAGGTAGTTCCTGAACTTCCAGTTGAAGGTGAAACTGTAGTTGATACTGCTCCTACGGAGCCAGTGGACCCAGCAGCCCATCTGTCTGAAGAACAGGTTGATGCTGAAGTTGATGAATTCTTAGCTAACCAGAATCCTACCAAGTCTCTCTTCGCACGTAACTGATTAAGGAGCCAAGATGAAAGCACTTAAAGCTGCTTTCATTACTGCTCTCATAGTAGGGGTCTTCTTTGCATGGCCCCTAGTATTAACAGTAGCTGTGATAGCAGGTATATTCTGGTTCATCTATATGGCTCTTAACCAAACAGAAGAGGAAGACGAGTAATGTATATCTGGCTTTTAATTGGCTTAGCTGTATCCATTTATGTAGTACATGGACCTAAGCTAGATAATGAAGAAGCAAAGAGAATCAGAAAGAATGTTAAATTAGCGTTCGAACGTGTGGCTCTATTCAGAGCTATTATGATTCCTGCATATATATTTTGGATGTGTGTGTTCTCTTTGATATGGCCTCTGATGATTTACATCAGATTCTTCTATAAAGATAAATAAAATTAAGCCCCATACTTGGGGCTTTTCTTTTAGTACAAACTCACCAGAGGATGTACTGTGAATCCATTCAATGCTGTACCCATCCCAACGTTATAACTCAGACTACCGGTTACTAAGTTGGCTTCAGTAATATTAGGTAATCCAGATTCAACACTGTTACCAAACATCAGGAACAATGCTCTCAATGGATTCTCTCTAATCGTTCTCAGAATGATTTTCTGGATACGAATCTTATAGTTCAGGAACCAAGTTAAACCAATAGCATCCAGATAGAATCTGGTACGACTTGGTAACACATCATAGTTCACGAACTCATCCATCACTCTGTTAAGTGCACTGTCTTTATCCATTGGATTACTCTTACGAGTAGTCAAATGTTTATACAGTGAATACTTAGCAACAAAGTCGCCATACTGAATTGAACGGTTCAGTAAGAAGTACACGTTACTATCTCTTGAAAGGGTAACTTCCTTAGCAACACGTTTAACACTATCTGGGATACCAGAGGTGTATTCATCCATCTTGTTAAGTAATTTATCTTTCAATGAGTAGTTATCTTGCTGTCCTAAATCCTCTGCAATGGTAGGCAGTAAACCTGCTTTGATTAAATCAGCAACAGGGTTACGAGCCTGAGAATCTTTCAGTTCTGAAATCTTTCTCTGATATTCGTCAGCCATTTTAGGATTATGGTTTACAGCCAGATAGTGAGAATACTCGTTAATCAGTTTCTCATTCTTTCTGTACTCCTCAGCAGCCAGTACAGCAGTAGACATATCTTTAGCCATAGTCACAGGGCTTACACCAACAGTAGCTAAGTGAACCATGTTAGACAGAATGTTTGCTGCTGATACAACTACTGAACGAACTACAATCCAGTCCTTCATTTCCTTCACAAATTCCATCAGACCACGTTCACCAAGTCTCAGATAGCGAGCAGCATTTTTACCTAAGAAGGTTTCAGCAATGCTGGTGAAAGCTTTCTGGAACTCTTTAGAGTAACCAGTCTGACCAGTCCACATATTCAGTACAGAAGGTTCACGATAACCAAATGCGTTATTCAGTAAATCCTTACGTACTTTAATCTTACCATCAGGCCAAATCTTCTTAGCTTGTTCCTTCATCTCAATAGGCATCAGTTCATAAATCTCTTTTAACTGATGGTCTGTAGAGTTCTCATCCATAGTAATGTATTGGTATGCCCTGCCTTCTCTGGCATCCTTCACATACATTTCATGGAGTCTCTGGAGCAACATTTCATTGTATCTGGCTGCCTGAATCTCCTCAGCAATACGACCTTCCCAAGCACCGATTACCTTAGTGAAATCATTATCTACATCCAGATGTGCTTCTTTGTTAGCTCTAGGCATCTGATATGAGTAACCCATAATTGAACCAGCACGATTCAATACAGGTTGCATATATGAGTTATTGCCAGTAGGCATAGGAGCATTTGCATCAAATAAATTATCAATACTGCTTCTCTTACGAGTAGATAAATTATTCTTCTCAGTAGCTCTCCATACACCCGGAGTCATAGCACCATTCACAGTTCTACCTGTAATTGGGTTTACCCCACCTACGGTGTTTTGCAGGGTACTCATTACACCAGCAATCCAACGAGGTTCACCACCATTGTTTGAATGGTAGTAATACATTGGTTCCTTGTTGGTATCCTGTGGGTCACGAGCAACCTGAGCACCTCTGGTATAGCCTCTACGAGATAAGCTTGGTTCATCCTTAATAGATGCAATAATCACTTTCTTATTAGGGTCAGACAGAGTAGGAGTAAACCCTTTAATCCCAGCTAATGCTTGGTTCTGACCAGACTTAGCTAATTCTGCACCCTGCAAGCTTGAGTAATATTTGAGAGTAAAAGTCATACCATTATTATTTGGTTCGCCTTTAGTCATCTCTCTATTAATCAAGTTACTTACAGTAGCAATATCAGTCTGAGATAACTCTTTCAGTGCTGCCAGAGAAGCCATAGTATCAACCAACTGAGTAACAGTATTAACTGTTGCATCATTAGGTCTAACTCTGCCAGTACCGATTAAACGAGCAATAGCTGCTGCGTTAGGTAACTGATAAGCCAATGGACTAACTCCATGAACCATCTGTTTAGCTAATCCATATGCAGACTTAATATAGAAAGGAGCATTCTGTGCACCTGCTGTCTGCAATTGAGATTCAATAGAAGCAATCTCTTTAGCCAGTTCAGTTGGATTGGTTAAGAGTTCATTCAATCGAGCCAAGTCATACCCATTAGCAAACAGATAAGCCATATCAGTGTTAGCAACTACTCTCTGAATAGCTTCTTTCTCTGTTTGGTTCAGAGATACAAATGTACTCTCAATCATACCCGGAACCATCTCACGAATAATCTGACGTGCTCTATCAGCAGCCATATTCTTCTGAGTCAGTAAGGTATGAATGGTGCTATTGGTTTCGTTAGAACCAATGAACTCATTAATCAGTTCAGCGACAGTACCTAACTTACCATTCTGGTGAATGGTCATATAAATGTTAGTGATAGCATCACGTACATCCTGAGCATCTTGGTCATTAAATACTGCTGAACCAGCAGTGATACCAAATGCTACAGATTTAGGTACTTTCTTCTCTACCTTAAGTAACTGTCTACGGATAGTATGACCAAAGGATTTGAGTTTATCCTGAGTAGTATCAGTGATTTCCTCTGCACCTCTAACCAATCTACCAAACAGATTGTCTCTGGCTTCACTATCAACATGACTAATATTCTTAGCCAACTTAGTTAAGCGAGAAGCAACGTCAGTATTACCCAAAGACTTAGTAGCCAAACCCGATAACCAAGTAAGAATGGCATTGGTTAAATCACCAATACGTTCTCTCAGAGTTGTAGCTGGAGTCTGTCTGGTACGCTTAACACTAATCTGAGAAAGTTTATTTCTCAGTTGTTCATTGGTTTCTGCCAGTGCAATGAAGTTAGCCAGTCTATTAGTACGACCAGTAGCATCAGTAGTCACAGCAGTGTTACCAAATACAGCATCATATCTTTGTTTAGCTAATGCCATTTCACTAGCTGAACGATTATTAGGGTCAGTTAAGAAGTCTTCTACTTTCAAGGTATCTCTGGCTTGTGCATACAAACTACGTGCAACCAGAACACTTGGAGAAAAGTTCTCTAAACCATACTTCATAGAAACTTGCAGCATCTTGAATACAAATGCTTCTTTCTCACTCATGTTAAAACCATGAGCAATCAATGCATTTGGAGAGTTATCAATCTCTGGGTCAATACTATCTACCAGAAGTTTCTCCTGATAATGGTCTAAACCAGAGATTTGCTGACCAGTATTCTTAATCACTTTAATGATATTTGACTGGAGATAATCCAGTGTATCAGTCAAATGATTCACATGGTCTTGCGTAGCTTTACCAGCATCCAATTTATTAAACAGAGTTTCTGCATCTAATCTGTTGATATTATTAGCATTGGTTTGAGCATAGCTAGTTTCATCATTAGATTTAACCGGATTAGTAGAATCAGTTAAAGCAACTGTATGCCCTAACAGACGTGACCAGTAAGAGGTAACATCTGGATTAGAGCCAATAGCAAACAGACGCTTGATAGAATCAGCTAACTGTTTGAGTACATTGGTAACAGTCCCAGCAATAGTCTTCTGAGTCATTGCATCAATCATTCTTGGGTTAACTAATCCCCATGCAATGAACTCAGCAGTAGCCTGAGCCATATCACCAGAAGCGATATGAGTATTAATCAGGTCTACTACAGCATCAGTTTCTGGATTGGTGCTTGAATACTCATTCACAAACTTATTCATCAATCCTTCAATTGAAGCTACTTCTACTCTCTGAGCAGGAGTAATTGCTTCTGGATTGTTGTAATAGTTATGAACAGTATCAGCAGTAGCAGCATGAATTAACTCATGCATTACTGTCTCAATAGACTGAGAACCGATATAGATGTTCTGGCCTTGTGTAAGCCCCAAGAACGTGTCGTTGAACTCAACCTTAGTGTCAGGTGTCATTTCCTGTTGAACGCCTGAGAGAGCCTCTGGTGAACCTACATACACATTAATATCATTAGGGATAGAGTTGATAATCTTATCCAAAATGAAACCAGTGATTCTATTCTGGCGAGAAGGCAGAGATTTAGCTGCCTCTCTTACAGCAGCAATTACATCACCTTTAGCCAGAACTTTAACACCTTCATGCCCTTTTACAGTTCTACCATTTCTATCTAGAGCCTCAGTCATCTGACGAGTAGGAGGAATGGTTACTCTACCTTTAGGCAGAGATACAGAATCCATAGTAGGTAATTCAGTATTGGCTACTAACTGTTCCAGAGGAGTTCTGGTATCAGTTGCTTCTATATCAGTCTGCTTACCATTCTTAACGTTGAATGGGATGTTAGCACCAGTCATCTGGTTAATGGAGGTAACAGCTTCTCCACCTAACAGACCTTGTTTAATAGCAGTCTGAGTAGCAGCTTCTCTCTTAAGAAGAGTAGTAAATGCTTCAACCACTTCTGGACTAGTAGGTGCATTAGTTTCATCAGCACCAATCATTTCCATAATTCCACGGAAAGACTGTTCCAGACGAGCATCCGCTTCTGGACCTAATTCCTCTGCTAGATTTACCCCATCCATTGCTTGTTCAAAGCGGTTAGTGAAATCTTGCAGTAAATCGAATTCATTCCAGCTTTGCAGAACCCCTTGGTTAATAGCTTGAGAACCAGTATCCAAATGAGATACAGCATTGATGTAGCCATCGAATACGTTCAGAGCATTATTAGGGTTGATATCACGAGCAATAGCCTGCATAGCTGCTTCTACAGACTGAACCAGTAAAGGCATTACACGAGTACCTGGTTCAGTATAAGTAGGCATATCTACACCGAAAGTAGAACGACGCATTTTACCATCCAGTTCTCTACGTCCTCTGGATTCCATTCTGTATACATCAGATGGAATACGTCCTTCCTCACTCAGAAGAATACCTTCATTTAACTTGGCTACATCAGTATTACCGGCAGTGAACCAGGAGTTAAAGATTGGCATTTGGTTAAGTAACTCAGTCTTAATCTCATTGTATTGTTGCTGAGATAAAGACTCATACTTAGACAATTCACCTGATGCTCTCAGTTCTTTCTCTTTGGCTTCTACTGCTTTGTTCCAACGAGACATGAATACTTCATGCATTACAGCAGCAGCATAAACCATCATCTTGCCACGATTAACTACAGTACCAAATTCATTAGCAATGGATTCGTTTACTGCTGCACCAATACCAATCTTAATGTTCTGAGTAATGGCTTCGATTTGTTCACCAGTAAATTCAAACTTAGTCACATCCTGACCTAAGTTGATAGGTGCACCAATCTGTACCCAAGAACCATTACGGAATACCTGAGCAGTAGTCAGTTCATTAGTTGTATTGGTTAAGTCATTAATATGTTCAATAGCAGCATCACGTTCTTCCTGATTAGTAGCTGCATCAACTGCTCTCAGTGCTTCTGTGATTGCCTCGTAGTAACCATTAGCAATACCCATAGCAATCTTTCTATTGATTGCAGTAGCACCACCGGAATAAACAGTTACTGTTACTGGATTCTTAAGTAAACCACGACCAATTTGAATTGGATGTTCTACATTTTCACCTTCAACAATATTCACATCACCAATCAATTTGGATGCAGCAAGAGTAACCCTCATCTGATTCTTCAGACGTTCAATTTCACGCATTTCTTTTTGCTGGAATTGACGTGGTTTATTCTTCATTGCAGCAATTCGGTTAGGAATATTTCTAACTGAATCCATCATTCTATTGATGTATTGCTGACTACCAGCAGCAGCAGTCTTATACAGGTCTAAGAATCCCGGTTCTTCAGCAGCATCGTTATACAGACGGTCAGACTGCCCATAGAAGAAACCACCCTTCTCTAATTTATTCAGTAAGTCTTGGTTCACATCTTTCAAACCAAGCTGAACAATAGAGTTAAATGGTCCGTTAGTAACACCATCAAGCTCCAGCATTACATGGGTCTGGAATGAGGTTTTACCTTGTTCTACAGCTAGTTCATATTGAGCCTGTGCGTACAGAGCATGAAGAGTTTTAGTCTTCTCTTTGCCTGCTTTAACAGCCTGTAACAGAGTCTCAGCATCGCTATCATTGATAGCATCCTGATTCTCAGCAGCCTTAAGGATATCGATAGCATCTCTGAACAGACCAGTACTGATAGCTTTATTCAGTCTATCTCTGGCTGTTTCAGAAGACAGCTTATCAACAGCAATGTCTAAACCTTGGGCAATTGCATAATCAAGGAATGCCCCATGCTGAGGATTATTCAGTTCAATGGTAGATGGTTCAACAGTAACCAGTTCACGATGTAACTTAGCTGACTGAGGATTCAGGTCACCAGAGTTAAGCATCATACGGAAGTTACTGATTACGTTATAACCAAAGTAAACAGGAGTGGTAGCCAGAGGCAATCCAGCTTCAACCATTCTAGTTAAACCATTAACCAGAGTATTAATATCTCTTTCAATGGTACGGTTAGAACCCTGAATAGATTTCAGGTGAGCACCGTTAGCATTCTCTTCTGACTGAATGCCTAACATTCTACCAATCCACTGAGTACCTAACTTATCAAGCATCAGGTCATGCAGACCCATGTTAATGAAGTGAGGTTGTTTGCTAGCTTTGTTACGAGCAGCAAGCATCTTCTCAGGGATATCCTGACCACCACCATTCTTAACTTTAGTGCTTTGACCTTTTGGTGGAGTACCAAAGTATGCACCTGCTCTTTCTCTCTGAGGATTAGTCAGTTGACCTAACAGGTCATTAGAATTCTGCATCAATTCTACTAAACGAGTAGCAGCAGGAGACTCTTCATTCATACGAATGAATACACGAGAGTTCTTCATGTTTGAGTCATTTACTTTAGTAGAACCAACAGCAGCTAATTCAGAGTTTTTAACAACTGATTCCTGAACCAGATTAGCATTAATCATTACGTTCAATACTTCAGATGCCATTGCTTTAGACACAGCATCACGTACAGAGATAGGTGCATTAGGGTCTGCATTGATACCTAATACTCCAAAGATTTCTCTGCTTAAATCATCAATAACATTCTGACGGTCAGTACCAACGTTACGCAGTAAGTCAGTCTGTTCTACAGTTGGCCTAGTCTTGTTATCTAAACCAAGAATATCCATTACTGTACGGTCATCATTGAATGTAGTTTCAGATGCATTACGTACAAACCACTGCATCATTCCAGCAGTCATTGCTTCAATTACTGGCTGCGGTAAGAAGTAAACATTCTCACCATTGATGTTTCTAACTTCATCAAAGTACTCAACAGGATAAGTTTCCCAGAAGATACGCTGACCTTCAGGAGTTAATTTACCCCAAGACTGAATCAGAGATTGTTCAATAGCAGGGACTAAACCAGCAAACTGACGAAGTACATTTACTTCTTTCTCAGTTACTTGTTCTGGTTTGATATAACCTTTAAACAGATTCTGAATCTGAGTAATAGGATTAGAACCATTAGTAAAGATGCTATTAAGTCTCCCAGAGAAATTAGAAGTTCTCAGGAAAGCTGAACGTTTACCGGTAGGTTTAAACCATTTCTTAACTTGGTTTGTAGCTTGATATTCTTTATCTACATCAGAAGTAGACTTAGCATCAGAGCGTATTGTCTCTGCTTGCAGTCCATTCAGAATGTCATAGTTAACACCTTTCTCTAAACCAAGGTCTAATTGAGACTCATCCATCAGGTCAGTTTCTACATCAGTAGGTTTTTCCTGTACCTGAATATCTGACTCTACAGTTTCTGGTTTCTCAAACAGTTCACCTTGAACAGGAGTATCTGTAGGAGCTTCTACAACAGCCTCTGGCTGTGTTTCTGTAGTCCCAACTGGTGTTTGTACCTCTTCCTGAGAAGTCTGCTCAGAGGTCTCTACAGGAGCTTCTGTAGTATCCTGAGTTTGATTGACTTCTTCAGTAGCCATAGGTTGAGACTGAACAGGAATATCTACAGGCTGACCACCTACCAGTTGACCAGTAATGGTATGAGCCTGACGCACAGCATTAGCATCATTACGAATCTCTTGGATTAATCCTTTAGAACGTACCGGATGGTATGTCATTGGATTCCCATCAAGAGACAGGTACGGCTGACCAGTAGTAGGATTAATTACTTCTACAGGCTGATTACCAGTAAAGTTCTGAGCAGCTTGGTCAAAAGCAGCAGCCTTAGTTTCCATATGTTCAGCAAAGCGATTCAGGTGGTCTAACAGACCCTGAGCACGAGCAGTATCACCTAATGACAATGCACGGAAGATACCTTGCTGATATTGTTGGATACCAATAAAGCCATCTGAACCTTCACGTACATCTTTACCTACTTGGCTCATAGCCTTACCAGTAGCAGAGATGACCTTCAGTTTATCTACATCCTGCTGACTTAAACCAAGAGTATCAGCAGAATTAACTAAACGGTCAGCTACATCTGGAGTAATAGAAGATGCATCTAAGTTCATCTGAGCCAGAACAGATTTAACATTCTTCTGCACTTCAGGAGATTTGTAAGTCTCTGGAGTAATCTCAGAAGGTAATGATTCCATGACTTTAGTCATTTCATCAGGAGTCAGTTTAAATCCTTCAGCAGTAGTCTTAACTGCCTGTACATCAGGATGATTCAGTACAGCATTAATATTATCAATAGCAGTCTGATACTGAGCTTTCTGGTCTTCTGGAGCAGCATCCATCTGTGCCTGAATCTGAGGTAATGCTTCTTCATATGCAGAGATAACACTGTTACCAACAGTAGCTAAATCTCTACGAGAAGCTTCATCTAGATTACGTTCTTTAATGGCACGAGAGATTCTCAGAATAGAATCAGGAGAACTGATTTCTTCTTCTGGAATAGCTTTGAATACTTCTTTGGCAGCAGGTTCAGTAACAGCATCTACAGCTTTAGTAGTTACAGTTGGTTCTACTGGCGCTTCAGTATTAGTTTGTGGGGCAGCTTGTTTAACTGATTCATTGGCAGCAGATACAGTATTTCTAAAGTCTTGTGCTCTGCTTTCAGTTCTACGAGTCTGTCTTGCATCAAATGCTGTACGACCTTGTTGAACTCCTTCTTGGATTGCTCTAGGTGTCTCACTGATAGCTGAACCAACAGCACCCATACCCGCACCAGCAATAGCAGATTCAGCAACGTTTGAACCAATACCCTCAATAAGGGATTGAGATTCGTCAGCAGAGCTACGTACCCCGAGATTAGAAGCGAACTGACCAGAAGCGCCCTGTAATGCTTCCTCAACAGTCTCTTTAGCAGCATTCTGTGAAACCCTTGAAGATGCAGCCAGTAATCCTTTACCTTCCAGTAAAGATGGAGTTAACAGACGTGATTCAAAGGGAGCAGCAACCTTACCAGTTAATGCACCTAAAGTACCTGCCACAGCAGAAGTAACATTACCTGCTTGAGTACGTACCTGACTTCTAGCCTGAGATGGTGTAGCACCTTCAGCAATAAGGTCACGATACATTGGTGATTTTTCAGCTAACTGAGCATCAGTTAATTTATCAATCTCATCCAGTGACTGTTGAGCATTTGAACCAGCTTCTTGGAAACCAACGTAACCAATAAATGCTCTTTCAGCAGCATCCTGTAGACGCTTTCTACCAAACTCAGTAGCAGCTAATTTAGTAGCAAAGTCTTCACCATACTCTTGAGCCAATTGTTTCAAAGCACCACGAGTAGCTAACTTACCTACGATACCACCAGTCAGTAAGTCTGGAGCAGATTCAGCAATCAGAGTAGTTAATGCACCCGGTGAAGTACCATACTGCTCAGCAGTATTAACAAACTGACGTAACTGTTCCTTAGCTCCCGCTACTAATGGATTATCGCCTTTAGCAATATCAGCAGCTTCTCTTGCTTCACCACCTTGTTCAAATCGTTGCTTATTGGCTTCGATAACAGATTGTTCATATTGAACAGCAGGAGAATACTGAGAACGTTGTTCATCAACGAATTCTTTTAATGGCTTATCAATACCTCCTTGGTCTAACAGAGTAGGTTGTCCTACTTGGTCTTCCTGACCGGTAACATTAGCAATTAAATCCTGAGCATTCTGTAATGCTAAGTTACCTAAACTAGTAGCAAATCTTGCAGTATTACCTGCCCATACTTGAGCAGCATTACCAATGTCTGAAAGTTCCATAGGAGCATTTTCAAACTGGTCTGTATTAGCTTGAGCAATATTTAACGCAAGTTTATCTCTAGCTGCTTGAGGACCATACTTCTGCTGTAAAGCAGAGATAGGCATATCTTTTAAATCAGCAAGATATTGGTCATTTGGATTAGTCTGTGCAGCTTGATTAGGAGCTACATAGTTAGGATGACTTGGGTCAAAAGGACCAGTACCACCAAATTCAGGAGATACTTGAGGATTAATCATCCTACGATAGAAAGGCTTAGTTGCTGCAATAGCATCATAGTTAGCCTGCATATCAGTAGTAATTGGCTGAGTTTCAGGAATATTAAAATTATTAACATTCTGACCAGTCAACATTGCCTGCATCTGTTCACGAGTATATTTAGGACCAGATTCAGCCAGACGAATAGCTTCCTGTCCTCTCTGATATTCAGGAGAACCTACAGGGAAATCTGTTTCTACTCCAGGTACTGGAGCACCCATCTCTACTTGTTTCTGCTGAGTGGCTTGATTTAGTTGTTGTGTTTTTTGTAAACCAACTCCAGCTAATTGTTGTTCTTTTTCAAATCCGGTAGCCATTAGGAATCCTCAGAAGGGAAATAACTGATATGAAGTGTACTAAAAGAAATCCCTCACTAGGAGGGATTTTGTCATTTATCTGGTAGAAGTATTCACTTTTGGATTACCTAACGTATCCTCAAGGAACTTTCTAAGCTCTTGTCGTTGTCCTGTGTAATCAGGAACAACTGGCTGGAATGCAGGTACATCAGTACCAGTGATATTAGCTTTAGGGATATTCCTTTGAAACTGAACCAATGGAGCACTGGCTTGTTTCATTAAAGTATCACCTGACTTATCTACTAATCTTAATGCATCTATCAATGCTTGCTTAGCAGCAGCATTGTTAGCAGTCTTCATAATGTCTTTAGCATTGGATTCAACATCCCCAAATGAGATTGTTACACCATCTGCTAGACCCCCCCATCTAGATGGACTAAGAGACTTCTCAACAATGTATCCAATGGTTGCTGGAGTAGCATTAGGATACGCTTTCTTAGCTCTAGTATAGGCTTCTGTGGCTTCATTAGGGTCTGCTAATCTACCTTGCAAACTCTTAATTACATCATCAGCAGAAGTCTTTTTATCGTCCTGTAAATTAAATACAGTTGGGTCAATACCAGAACTTAAGAATGCAGCATTAACTTCCTGTGTAGCATCAGCTTTATACTGGTCAGCAGCTTCTTTAATCAATGCACTCTGGTTCTGAATAACTGCTGTTTGAGAAGGAGTAGGAGCACCAAGAGTAGCAATGTTTTGAGCTACAGCACCAGCAACCTGATTACCTGTAACAGGGTTAATATCATATTTCTTCTGCAACTCAGCAGCTTTAGCAGCAGGAGATTTATCTGGATTATCCAGAACCCATTGGTTTAATTCCTGACCATAAGAACGTAAATTACTGCGCTCTTTATTAGCAGCATTCCTTTCAGCATTAGCAGAAGCTCTAGCAGCACGAGATTCAGCAAGCTGTGCTCTCTGTAATCCCATCTGTTCAATCTGCTGTCTACGGTTAGTCAAATCACCATACAATTGACGAGAGTCAGCAAAATTAGCTTCATTGGCTCTCAAGAACTGTTCAGCCTGATTAGGATTAGAAGCCAATAAAGAATAGAACTGATTCTCAAATGGTTGAGAAGCCTGTTCCTTCTGTGCTTGTTCTAATTGAATCTGCCCTTGTAAATCCTGTCTCAACTGTCCGGGACGAGTAGCCAATGTCTGGTTAATAGCAGACTGGTCTACAGCAGCACCAAATCTTTCTCTTAAAGCATCTGGATTAAAGTCTGCTCTTGCAGCATCTAATTGAGATGGGTCAGTAAAACCAAGTAACTGATTCTGAATATCAGCAGTATTTTGAGTACGTGCTGTATTGAAGTTAGTATTGCTTAGCTGTTGGTTTTGCTGAATAGGAGCTAATAAACCAGAGATTGCATCTCTGATACTTTGATTGCCAGCAAGTTGAAGTCTGGCTACTCCACCTAAGTCTGGAGCATCAATATTTCTCCAAGTAATCTGAGCCATGATTTCCCCTTACAGACGGTTCTTATCTAAATAGCTTTGAACGTCCTGTTCTTTACCAGCATAGTCAGAAGTACGACCTCTAATACGGTCTTCTAAAGCAGTATTATAAGTCTGTCTCTGGTTAGCTAAGTTTGTATTAAAAGCATTCTTCTGGAAGTTCAATTGGTCTTTAGCTAAGCCAAGAGTCTGCATACCATTCCATGCTTGGAACAATGAACCAAGACCTTGTAAGGTAGGAGATACTATACCCATAGATTGAAAGCCTGTAGATGGGTCAGTACCACCAAACAAAGAACGACTAGTATCGCCATTTAACCAATTAGAGAATGCTGAAAACATTCCATTATCTGCGACTGGAGCATTACCTGTACTCAAAGGAGCATTTAATACAGAACTTTGAGTAGGATTATATCCACCCGTTAATAGTTGAGCTTGGTCTGGGGCTTGATACCCAAAATTTAAATCAAATGCCATCGTTAACTCCTTAATGAATTTAAGTCAGTAGGTAATGTTAAAGCATAATCCACATAACTACCGATACTATCTAGTGTAACAGTACCCGGATTCATATTTAATGTTCTGGCGAAAAATTCATCTGGTTGTTCAAACAGATTAAAAAATGCAGCATTCATCAAACCATCAATATCAATATTGGGATTTGGATTACCAAGAGCATCCATAGCATCTTCGATATCTTGCATCTGCTTCTGGTAGTTTTCTTGGTTCTTCTGCATATCCTTAATTACACTTTGTAATTCTCTCTGTAGCTCTCCCTGAGCGCCTTTTGATACAGCAGGTACTAATCCCATTACCTCATTAGCATAAGGCAACCCAGCATTGCCTGTAGAGCCATATGATTGGTATGCAGATACTGCCCCATATGCCAGCATAGCTACAGCAGCAATAAACATGATATTTGGTCCAAGGTATCTAGCCAACAAAGACATACCTACACCAATAGCAATACCAATTGCTACTTGAGTAGCTAAGTAAATTGCTACAGCTAATGCCACTGATGTACCAGCAGCAGTTGCACCTGCGGCAGCAGCAGCTACCCCAGCAGATAATGTACCAGCAGAGTACACAGCAATTACGACAGCAATAACAATGGTTACTACTTTGAATATACCTGTCTGATACCACTTAGCCTTAGTAACTTCATATGAGTTAACCACTATATGTAAGCAGTCAAACGTCATCTGAGTACGTTGAACAATCTGCTGTGCTTCTACTACGTTTACACATAAAGGAATTAAGAAGCCTTCATTGTCTGGGTCATTCAAACTAGCTTCACCAGTGATATTTACTGAGTGTCCTTTATATACATAATTAACATGTTCTAAACCACATACCTCTACTTCTTCATATTGAGTAGCTGAAATCTGTTTACGGAAAGTAATGACAGTTACATCAGCAGTCATCTCTGTTGATTGGTTAAATTGATTAATTATCTGGATAGCAGCAGCAGGTCCAGATGTTCTAGTCACAGTTCCTTTAGGACCAATAGAACCAGTCTTCACAATCAATGATGAGTATTGGTAAGCAATAGAAATATTGTATGGGTCTTCCTTAAGACTCAATCTGTTTACAGGAGGCTTAGGGGATATGTTTGATATGCTACCTGTATCTGGGTCAACATTCTCATTATACCAAGTTACGTACTTGGTTTTATCTGAGGGGGATACCTGAGCCAAGTACTTAAAAAACTCATGTAAGTAATCCATAGAGGATTCATATTGTGAGTTCAGTGAGATGCCTAATACAAAAAATGCATGGTCAATATCATCAACATCAGGGTTCTCATTAATCTTATCTCCAAGCATAGTGTACTTGAGATTAAGTTTATTCATGAGAGTCTTAGATGTTTTAAACATCTCAGGGCTTACATTAGCAGGGTCAGTGTAATCAGTGTTATTTACTCGTAATGGAACTACAGGATAGTAAGCAGAATCCTTAATGAAACTATCTTGAATAACATCAAGAGTAGGATACGTACCTAAGCCAGCCTGATAAATGAAGTACTGCTTACGAGACAAATCATCAACAATGACAGTTGTTGTAATCTTGGTTTCAGTCTCAGCATCATTTACTTCAGTCACTACTGTAGTTGTAGTGATAGTGAAATGACCAAAGTTATTATCTGTAGTCTCACTAGTAGTAGTGCCATCTACATCACCCGGTTCAAATGGTCTGGTTTCAGTAGTGACAGTAGGAGTACCGGGAGTACGTACACGGTAAATAACTTGGTAGTATTCTTTGGTGTAATCGATATCAGGGAATGATTTATTCTCTGTAAAATCTATATCAGGTGGAGTATTACTCATCTGAATAGTAGCTACACCGTTGTTATCAATTGTCCAATCAATAACAGCATTAGCATTTACACCGGATGGTGGATTACCCATGCCTCCATAGTCTGCATCCCATTGGTATTGGTCAGTAAGATACTGCTCAATCCAATAAGATAAATCAGCTACGTTATAATCAGACATGACTATAGATACTTGTTTGCCTGCATTCAGAGATGATAATACAGCCAGCAAATCATCATTATTAGGTGTTCCATAGAAGATGGAACCATCAGGTAAACCAAGTTCATAGTAATCTCTACCGTATCTATAGACCTGTCTAATCTTGGTTCCCATTCCTTTGAGATATGCTTGTGGGATAGCTGTACCAAAGTCACTACCCTGCATTACAGAAGACGTGATTAGTTTCTGTAAAAAGTTAGTAGGGTTATCCCCTGCTAAGTTAACAGTGACTGAAGATACAGAGATGATTTTCTTTCTACTGAATAATCCCATAAGTATTAAAGGAGGCTTTCGCCTCCTCTCCTTAGTAGTTTACACTAACCCCATCTGCTACTTTCCTCGTAAACGCATCCACCGCAGCAGTGTCGAATCCTGTTGGTAATGGCGTACCATCATCAACTGTCTTACGAGTAATCCAAGTATCAGAAATAATCTTCAATGCCTTCTGTTCAGCATCTCTGATGAAGCCATCTTTCTGTTGTTTATACAGTGCAATCTGAGCACCAATAATACCGGTTACAGGTACACCATCAACAGTATCAGAAATCTGTGCTTTCTCAGTCTTAACCTTCTGAGCAATAAGTTCCTTGTTAAGCTCTTGGAGTTCAATCTGTTTATCTAACAGTTCAATCTCTTTATCAGCTTTCTCAAGTTCCTTATCAGCCAGTTCAATTTGCTTATTGGCTAATTCAATCTGAGCATTAATCAGAAGATTATTGAGATAGGTTTTATCCTTTTCAATAAGGAAAGTAACAGCTTGTTGTAGAACTGCTGTTAACTGGCCTAAGTATACCTCTGCATACTGAGTACCAGTGATTCTTTCCATATCCCACTGAGCACTAAGATGAGCATTGGCTGCTGTCATCAACTCATCAAAGATACCAGTACCATCAACTACCTTAGTAGTCAGGTCTTCATTTGTAATTGGTTCGATAACAACAGCCATTATCTACTCCTTAATCGATAGATTTAGCAGCAGCCTGTTGGTTCTTCAGGTCTTCTAACTCAGCAGGAGTCAGATTAGGAAGAACTTCAATTGCATAAGCATTGGCTTGAACAGACTGTTGTGTATCACCTTTAGGACCTTTGATGGTCTTAATGGATGCATACTTACGGTCACGTAAGAACTTATAAATGATGTTAGGTACGTGGTAACCATTCTCGTAGAACTCTTCACGATAAGGTACGAACACTTTAATGTTACCTACCACGTCATTGGAGACAGTAATAATCTCACCTTGATAATCTGCTTTGTTTGGGTCCATACAAGTCAAACGAATACGTACAAGCTTCATAGCTTCATCTGCTGCTTCAGCACGTAACTGTGCAGGGGATTTGGTTTTAGTTTCAGTCACAGTTTCTACCTCAGCAGTTGTATTGGATTCACCATTTAATTTAGCTTGGACTTTCTCACGTAACTTTTCCAAACCAATGTTTGGATGATAAGCAATACCTAGCTGGTCAGCTTGTGTTTTTAGTAAATCAAGTTCGTTTAAATCAGACATACGTTTTCCTTTTAAATTTCTGGGTGGAACCAGTTTTAACTAGTCTCGGTAAGTTTACCGTATTTTATAGATAAAAAAAGAGTGGGTTTCCCCACTCTTAGTTAGTTTTAGCTCATTACATAGCAGCTACAGTTTTGAACAGAGCAATCCATTCAGGACGCAGAATCAGTGAACCGTAGTACCACTTGATAGAGGTCAGGCCCATTTCACCATACGGGTCAGCATAAGACACAGTCTCAATACCCGGTTTCTTAGTATAAGTGGTGAACTTAACAGTCTTACCATCAGTCTGGAAACCGATAGTGGTGAAGGAACCAGAACCAACACACAGCATTGGGAATACGTCATACTTACCAGAGGTAGCATAGTAACCCGGATTGGTAGTAACGGTAGCACCAGCACCTGCCCATTTCAGCATCTTAGGAACGACGATGACACGGAAAGAAGCGATGGAACCAATCTCACCTTTTAACAGGTTACCAGCATCAGCATACTGCTGTACTGGAATGAATGCTGCATTACCAAACGGGTCTTGCATCTTACGAAGCTGGAGTTCCAGTTCAGAACCAATGTACAGAGCACGAGCACCTTGAATGGTACGGGTGTCAGTCATCAGAGAACCAGCAATCAGCTTAGTCTGCATAGGACACAGGTTATCGTTCAGGGTAATACCCATCTTAACCAGACCTTCGTAGGTAACTACAGTAGCAGTACCTTCACCAGTCATATCAGCATTAGATGTAGCAGAACCTGGATAACGAACAACACCAGCACCATTCAACAGGTCAATCTGTAACTGGTCTTCGGTGATTTCGTTAGCACCTTTAACTGCTTCCTGAATCAGATGGCTATCCAGTTCTTCATCAGTATCGAAATCCATTGCTTCTTGAGTCCACTCATAGAAGAAACCGAATTTCTTGATAGAACCAACCAGTTGGATACGAGTGAAGCCAACACGGTTAACACGACCACCATTCTCAGTCAGAGCAGGCAGTTTAGATGGGATAGTACCAATGTCTTTGCTAGAACCATACAGGTTCCCATTAGCAATGGTAGCACCAGCAGCATCAATACCTTGGTCGTTAACGTTACGGTCATCTAACAGTGGTACATAGTGATACAGCTTAATTTGTTTACCCATGTTCTTAGGCATGTTGGTAACTTCAGCCAACTGACCAAAGTACATTTCTTTAGCTGCATCAACCAGTGCTTTCTTGTAGTAGTAGTCCAGACGAATCTGAGGACCAATACTAGAAGGGGTTGTATTCGGAGCATTATACTTCATAAGTTATCATCCTCGTTTAACGGAATTTTGATTTAAACGCTTTCTCAAACTCTTCATCAGACATAGCCAGAGGATTTAACTCTGGTTCTTTAGCCTGACCTGAAGGTTTGCTTGGACTTGCAGCTTTACGCTTTGCAGCCCTATCAGAATCTTCTTGCGTAGGAACACGAGGTTTAACTTCTACCGGCTGTTGTGGAGGTGCTTTACCAAAGGCTCCTTTAGCCGCTAACTGTTTACCTACTGCTTCATACGCCTGTAAATCTGAAAGACCACTCAAATTCCCCAATGCTCTTTGCTTCATCATCTCAGATGCGATTGTGTCAAAGATTCCATTTGCCACATGCTCATTGATGAGTGGAATAAGATTTGGTTCATTCGCAAGTGCACGTTTACTGTTATCATCCCATTCATCGAGAATGACGGTCATTGTCCGACCATATGTTGGAGTATGCTCAATGCTATCCAACACTGTATCTAGATTAACCTGTGCATCCGGGACAGAATAATTACCAGGTGTGTACTTAGGTTCTTCCTGTGTATTTACATCAAGTGGGTCAATCCCACTGTCTTTAATAAGTTTGCTGATTGCTTCAGGGTTTTTCTTATCTAAGTCGATTAGATAAGTAAGTTTCTGTTCATCAAGCAATCCATTATTTTCTAACATCTTAAGAACTTTTAAAGATGGTTTCAAGGCTGCCATCTTTTTATTATAGTTCGCTCCCTGTTGCATAAGCTTAATAGCATCATCAACATTATCAATTTGAATGTCTCTGCCATTAGCTTTGAACGGACTAAATAATTTCTTAAGTTGTTCTTCAGCAGAACCAGTCTCTACTTCCTGAGTAGTTTCAGTTTCCTGATTCTCAGTATTAGTTTCTTGGTTCTTATCTGTATTTTCTTCTGTAGTAGTTTCTTGTTCAGTAGTAGTGGTTTGTTCAACCTCTTTATTCTGCTGAGTAGTTTCTACTTCAGTTTCTTCTGTAGTCTGTTCCTGAGTAGTTTCCTGTTGCTCTTGTGAAGATGCCGACTCAAAGGTCGGCATCGGAGCTTTCAGGAAATCAGCATCAGACATTGCAAGAATTGATTGTTCAACGCTGTTTCCAGACATAAGCTATTACTCCTGTGCTTCTTCTTGTAACAGTTCTACCTGAGTTTCTTCATCCTCTGGCAGAGCCTTACGAGCCAATTCAGCCATATACTGAGTACGACCTAAGAAGCTACGGAAATAGGCAATAGCCAACATCTGATTACGAATCTCTTTCTGGGAAGCCTCATCTTGCATATCAGGATGAGCCATAAGATGAACCAATCGAGCAGGTTCTTTATCAAAGAATTCACTATCGATAATACGTTTCCAGTCACGAGACTTAGAAATACGAGCGATAGCATCACCTAACGCAATTGTTTCTTTCTTCTGTTCAATGCTGATACGAATTTGTTCTGACTGACTCATACGTGTGTCCTCATAATGAGATTATATTTCACTTAGTGGCTTACCAGATTTAAGGATGTAATCCACAATCTTGGTTTGAGTTTGGCTTTCAGCTTGTGCAGAAATCTTCTGAACATCTCTAGCCTGTTTAACACCGGACTCTTGTTCAACGTAATCCAAGTTTTTAAGGTCTGTATCACTTTGAACATTCTGAGCTTGTGTAGCTTTATACCCTGCTGAAGCTCTATTTTCAATTGCTTTAGATTGGGTTTCAGCAATTTGAGCCTCTAAAAGTGCAATTTCAAGCTCTGCTTTACGTTGTGCCAATGGGTCAGGTTGTGGCTGATAGGATTCAATTCTCTTAGCTAAGTCAGGCATATTTCTAAGACGAGCAATATCACTTAATACCATCTGAGACATTTCAAATGGTAAGCTATTACCCATAGTCTGAAGCATGAAAGCTAATTCCTGTGCTTTCTGGTTATCTGCCTCAGCAGTAGAAATACTTAACTTAAGGTCAAATTCCCCAGCTAATTCATCTCTTCTAACAGTAACGAATTGTTCATTGGTTACTCGTACCACTTCCTCTTCTGATAAGAACTCTGAGTTCATAGAAATAATCTTACGACCAATCTCTACAACACCTTGAGCCAATCTACGAAGAATACCTAACTCACGTTTAGAAGCTGCATCCAATGCTCCTCTAATACCAGCAGCAACATCACCTAATGCTTGTGATGCAATACCTTGTGAGAAGGATTTAACACCTGTAAGAGACTCTGCTTCATTATTCTGATATTGAATCATCATAGGAGCAGATTGAGGAATCTCAGGGGATACATGCATGTAGATACCTTGTCTTGGGTCTACGTTAGCATTGAACTCATAATCCTCACCTTTATCAAATTTACGTCTATTGGTTACATCCAGCATATCCTTACGAATACCTGTCTGACCATTAGCACTTCTAGCTAAGATATCAATCATTGCTCGTGTAGTAGCACCAATAATCTTTTGGTTATCCTCAAGCAATGCACCATCAGGTTCACCATAAATAGAACGTGGTACAGGTAAATATGGAACCACAACAAATGGAATCTTTTTATCTGGGAATGGATTCTCTTCAAGACGAATCATAGTATTACCAACAAAGGTAGCTACGATTGGTACAGTCTTACCATTACCATTAATATCCCACCAACCCCAATACTCATAAGCTACAAACTTCTTACGAGGTTCATCTTTAAAGTTAAAACCAGATTGGTCTTCTACTTGATGGTCGGGAGTATTCAGAGGATTAGACATACTGGCAGAAATCTTATCCAGATTCTTATATCTACCATCTTTCTCTAAGTCAGATTTAGAAGTTTCAAAACTATAAATAACAAACTGAGCTTGAGAGATATCACCATTACATGTTGGGTCAATAACTACGTTCTGCGAGTTAACTACTTCAACAGTAGGTTGGTTCTTAATTACCTTCTCATACTCAACTTCTTCCGTACCAGTTTGTACAGCAACAAAAGCACCACGATTCTCAAATGAGTAATCAACTGATGCGATGATATCATCTGGCAAACTATTGTAGGCATTAGGATTCTCTAACTTAAGTTGTAGAGCTTCTTGTAATGCAGCTACTTGGTCTTCATTAGCAGCAGGGTAGTAAGCATATACAGGAACGGTTTCTTTAACCATTTGAGTATAGTTACACCAACCAACACGAACAATTACAGTACCCTCATTTACAGCATTACGAACATAATCATCAATGAAGCGTACCTTATCAATCTTAATATTGAATTGATAATTAAGTACTAATTGGTTCTGTATAGCTGCTTCACGGTCTTCCCATGTAACAGGGGATACAGCAAATAATTCATCTGTACTTAGGAATGGTTCAGTAAGAGCAGAGTATCTCCATTCAGCTTGCTTACGAATAAGCATAGGCTGTACAGAAGACCTCCCCGGAACTTTCTTAGGTTTAGCTGAACCTTCAACATTAAGGTTATTGAGCCAAGTAGTAATCTGACTCATCTGTGCAGAATGAGAACTATAGGCAGAATCATAGTCTGACTTCAAATCAGATACTGTTGGTTCATTATCCCAATCTGTCAGGTTTCCAGTCTCTTCTGGGTTAACAATTGGTAATTCGTCTTTAGCCATTGCGATTATCCCTCATTTACTTTGCAAGCAGTATATATGTTTTGGTCTAATTCTGTACTTAGTTTGCTTCCTCCCTTAAGAATTATCTAATCTTTTTAGATGTATCAGGGTATTCTGAGCACACTTCTTAGGAAGTAATTCTAATATTGGAGGCTTTCAAATGCATGAACCAGTTTCTGGAACTGCTATTACGTCAGGATTGGGTGCAACTACCTTACTATCTTATTGGGCTGGGATTCCATCAGGAGTCATTATTGGTTCCTTTGCTGGTGCAGTTGTCTATGTTCTGACTAATTCAGATGTTCCCTTATTCAAAAGATTATCTTTTTTCTTTATATCTTTTGTAGTGGGAATCATTGGGGCTGGGTATACAGCTAAAGTTATAGAAGGATTCACTCGTCTATGGACCCAATCTGAAATCAACGTGGACCATTCTGTAGGGGCTTTGATAGCAGCAGCACTAGCTATTAAAGTCTTAATCAGTTTGATTGCTAAGGCTAAGGTTCCCGATTTACCAACGGGAGGAAAATCATAATGACTATCGTTGAGTATCTGAAATCATTCTCTCCAATGGAGCTAGGTAATGCATTCATTTGCATGGGTATAGCCCTACGTTTGATGATATTTAGACAAGGTACTGCAAGACATAAGTTTTGGTATTCAGTCTTTGCCTATGTACTCATCGTATCTTCAGCAGCAATAGCAATACGTATCTTAATGAAACACTACATCCAAGTAGACCTATGGGAACTTGTTCTCAATAGTTCAGTACTCTTGGGTGTAGTATTAGCTAAAGGTAACGTAGGAAGACTATTGAGGAACTAACTTCATGAAACGTACTATCTCTAATAATGGTTTAAAATTTACTGCTGCTTGGGAACAATTGAAAACCAAAGCATATCGAGCTACTAGTCAGGAAAAGTATCTTACTATTGGTTTTGGTCATTATGGCCCCGATGTAAAACCAGGAGATACAATTACTGAAGATGGAGCATATAACCTATTAAGTCAGGATATGGATGAAGCAGTTAAACTCGCTGATTCCATTGCCAGTTATAAATTCAATCAAGCTCAATTTGATGCTATCTGTGACCTCATCTTTAATGTTGGTCCTAAAGCTGTTGCAGCAGGAACAGGTACAGGACAAGCAATTAGAGCAGGTGATGTAGAAACTCTTAGAACCAAACTACCTCAATTTAGAAATCAATTAGGTAAACCATATCTTGGTATCTATCGCAGAGCTATTGGTAGATTGGCTCTATTTGATGGTAAGACTTGGTCTGAAGCAGAAAGAATTGGGAGAGAGGTGAAATCACTATGACAGATAGAACCAAGTTAATATTACTTGGTTTAGTTGCTGTAGCTCTCATTTCGATGGGAGCTTTTTTTGCTTGGTACATTACCAGCAATAAATATGAAAAGGACTTAGCAACTCTAACCAGTGAATATAATACTCAACTCAAAAAGATATCTGACAAAGCTTCAGCAGATATGGCTGATGAAATCAAAAGACATAATGCTACTCAAGCTCAGTTAGATGCTCTTGATGCTAAACATACTAAAGAGAATCTTGAACATGAAAAAGCTAATGCTCAGCTTAAACTTGATATTGCTACTGGCAATCGTAAGCTGCAATTCGCCAACGCAGGTCTTGCAACCTGTAAGCTCTCCAAAGATACAGGAGACAAAGCCAGCAGCTTGGGCAATGGAACCGAAGTCGAACTCTCTCCAACTGTTCAACAAGACCTTCTCGATATCAGAAATGGAATCCAATCAGACCAAGATAAATTAGACTATCTTCAGAATTACATAAGAGTAAGAGGATGGGATGATGGCAGTACTATCCAGCAAACAGAGAAATAAACTTCCTGATTCTACATTTGCAGGACCAGATAGAAGTTATCCAGTACATGATAAAGCTCATGCTGCTAATGCTAAAGCCAGAGCAACTCAACAATATGAAGCAGGTAATCTAAGTAAATCAGCTAGAGATAAGATTCGTGCCAAAGCCAATAAAGTGTTGTATGGCTAATTAGTTATGTATACTCATACTGCCAACTTATAGGAGGTCTTATGGCATACTCAGATGTTGATGCAATTCTTGCTGATGGTAAACAAGCTGTAGCTGTTAAACATGGTGGTGGTTTAGTTGTTGTAGGTGAACTTGGTGCTCAAGTACTTGCAGCTAAAGACGTGACTGAATTACCAGATGGTGTAGGTGGTACTGCTCCAGGTGCTGCTACTACTACTACTGCTGGTGTAGTTAAACAATCAACTACTCAAGCAGCTTCAGTAGCTACTGATGTAGCAGGTGTAGTTACTGATTTGAATGCTTTAATTACTAAGCTAAAAGCTGCTGGTATTATGGCTTAATTCTTACGAAAGAATATACAAAGCTCCTTCGGGAGCTTTTTTTGTATACTGTCATTGCCTACTTATAAGGAGGGCATATGGCTTATTCAGATTTGGATGATGTATTTGAAGATGGTAAAGATATCATTCCAAAACAAGGTGGAGGAATTGCTGTAATTAGTCCTTTTGGAGAAGAAATACTTTCTGCTAAAGATGCTACAGAACTTCCATTTGTTGTTACTCCTCCAGAGACACCTGAAGATATCTTCTTATTAGATATCTTTAACTGGACTGGTAATTTATCTATTCCTACAAGTGCTACTACATTCACTAACTTCTTTGCATTATCAGGTATAACCAAGAATCCTATTGGTACTGCTGGGTTGACTATTACTTCTGGTAATCTCCTATTCCCATTGAGAACCAAACATAGTCAAGTAATCTTCTCCATTCGTGTTTCTGGAAGTGTTGCTGGTGCAGCAGGTACTGATAGAGAATGGAAGATTCAAACCAGAAGACCTAATGGAGATATTGTTGGTTCTGATTTTGCTGTTAAAACTGTAGCTGATACAGATATCAGTAACCGTGATACTACTTTATCAAGTTATGCACTAGCCAATACTGACCCATTCTTTACTCAGGGTATTCAGTTAGGTCTATTTAATAACTCGGGTCAAACTATCACTCTTACTTCAGTATCTGTTCGAATACTACAAACAATTAATCCAAGCTAAATATAAGGCCCTACGGGGCCTTTTCTTATTGAGGTAATACATGAGAGTCAAAACATATCTAAGACGCCAGAGAGAAGGCTCTATACCTGTTAAATCAAGTAATGATGATATAGGTATACAAGAGTATCCTGACGTACTTCTAACCATGTACATAAACACACTTGAAAATGGGGATTCTCCGAGAGCCTTGCGTGAAGGTATTAAGGAAATTATGAAACGAGTTCAATCTCCTAGAGTTAAGTCCATTCTTCAAGATATTAAACGAGCTACATCACCAGTAGGCAGATTACATTTTTACTATGGTGCTTTGGAACGTGACTTAGAAGAAATAAGGGGCATGTCAAAAGAAAGCCCCCAATGAGGGGGCTATTTATTAAAGGAATGATTTAGCAATACCAGTAACACTTAAATATGAATTAATAGCAATATCTGCCGCAGTGTAATTACTAATAATAACCTGAACAGTACCTGTATTATTACTAGCAGCATTTACAGTAATGCCATGATAAATCTGAGATAATGACGCAATAACAGCAGCATTACCTTTTAAACCAGTAACAGTAATGTTGTAAGACTTATACCCATTAGCAGGAATAGTCTCTGTTATCTGCTGCCCAGCCCATTGTTTATTAGCAATACCAGTAAGAGTATGCAACTCTTCTCGTACCTGAGTTTTTAACTGGTTTTCTGGTAACAATTCTCCATTATCAGTACCAATAACAGTACTACGATATCCATTTGGATTTATACCATACCAATTAACTAAGTCAGTATTACCATAAGGGAAAATGGCTAAACCAATAAAGGTTTGTCTACCACCATCTTTAGCCAGACAAGTGATATCTGGATTACCATTATCAATACTAGTGTTAATCCACACGTTGTGATAAGGAGAGTTGATTGAGAAGAACCATTCCCAAACAATTTTTACACCTTCGATATTACAAGTGATGAACGTATTTGTTTCATATACACCACGAGGATTACTGAAGTTATATGCTAAGTCACTAGAGGTCCAAGTGTTACTAGTAAAGGTACAACGGTTAACTACACCATTAAAATCCACACAAGTAACACAGCTACCAGCGTAGCAACGGGTTACCGTACCAAAGTAGGATTGACCTCCAATAGCTGGTGTATGGGCATTAGGATAAGTAATAATTCCACCAGATTCGACGCGAGTTTCATCAATCCATCTGTTAAAAGAAATACCCTTATTAAACAGGTCTAACCGTACACCTTCCAGGTTAAAATAGGAGGCATCATTAATATCTATTGCATGTAGGTTCTTAGTAGAACGACCTACCAGATACAAGTTCTCCATGGACAATCCATGGCAGCCTGCATTCCACAAAGGAGGACGATAAGAACGGAACATAGTATCGCCGACAGGGAAGGTAGTAGCTGCTCGAATTAAGGTAGTATCATAACGCCCACCAAGCAAACGCACACCGGGATACCATAAAATCATCTTAGAGATATAGAAATCTCCAACGATTTTAATATCACCAACACCTGAGTTAAAGGCATCAATAATCGCTTGTTGCAATTGGTCGGAAAGGTCCGGTTGCCCCGTAATTGGCCCACCGCAGTAATCATTGGCAAAATCTATAAAACTATCCAGTTTGGTTTTAACAGTACCCGTAGTGGTGGTAGTCCCTGTTGGTTTATACCCAATCATAGAAGCACCAACGGCTTTGGCTAATTCAGACAAAGCAGGGTTAGCATCCACATTGAGCCACTCAGAACTATCAGGTAAAGAGTCTGGGGCAACAACTTTGGGTAATGTTCCAGTCCAGCGATATCGACTATTACTGTAAGTAATAACTTCATGCTTACGGGTAAGAGTTGCACCACTAACGAAATCCCCCTGAAGAGTAATAAACTCTCTGCGCTTAACAGCCAAGTCACTTAGGTCAACTGCACCGGATGAATGAACCAGATTGCCTGTTGAACTCATTGATACAGCAGTTGTTCCTGGTGCAATACCGACAGGTAATGTATAAGCTTGTTGATTTTCCTTATCATAAATTACTTTATATCCACCCAAATCAGCACCAACAGCAAAGTAAATTACCTCGTTTTGCTTAACACCAAAGTGTCTAGCTACTGCTTGTTTATTGGTTAAGATTCCAGTTGAACCTTTACCGCCTTGTGAGAACAGTTCGTTCATAACAACCTCTTTGTTTTTCTAAGAAAGCCCCTCCTAAGAGGGGCTATATGTAAATCAGTTAGCTCATGGTGTACGTTACAAACGTACCATCAGGTTTCTTAGCAAGTAGTCTCAGTACACCATCACTACCAAAGAAGAACCCTACAGAAGAGTTATACTCTAAGGCACTCTCTGGTAATTGAGTAGATGCAACCGGAATACTCATATGCTTGAAGCCCAGTCTGTTTAACTGCATCTCACCTACTCGTACACCATCCTGGATAGCGGATAGTTTAACAATACTAGCCTCACCTCCTGGAGTTGCCACTTGGCAATCTGCTGTCATAAGCAATGATGGGTTTGTTGTTCCCCCCATTGCTGGACGCATAGCCAGGGTCATGGTGTTATCACCATGCTGTACGTTTATGTTCCCACCCTGAATATCACCAACATACGTACAAAGTATAAGTTTAGTGCCAGACCCTGCACACGCTACATTACTAATTTCAGATGATGGTGCATAAACAGCATATCCTTGTGTGGTGTATGCATGAATCATCACTCCGCGCAATCTGCTTCCACCTTCACATGTAAGCTGATTTAGGTTAGTTAAATCTTTGTTTGCACCTATAACTGTTACATTAGTAATATCATTATTAGTGCCTCTATCAAAAATACCCTCTTTATGAGCTTCATAGGTAATAACATTATCAATAATATTCATTTGACCATCCCACCATGCACCAATGCCCATACAGTCACGGGTGATGATGTTCCTAATGATATGCTGTGTAGGCAAGTGGAACCATGGATACTCTGCCAGAGTATAGTCGTCCACTCGCTCAACAGGAGAACCTGTGTCAGCATTAACATCAATACCATCGTAGTAACACTGAATTGTAGTGATGTTATCGAACTTAAGTCGGTAGTTACGGGCAGACCTGCCACCAACCTCATTCTGGTATGTCTTAACACCGGACTCACCAACACGATAAGAAATAAGATTCTCTACACCACCATCATGGTCATCGCCACCGTCATTTCGGATGAACACAACAGCAGAACCAGAACCGTACTTAATCTCACCACCTACAACCTTGTTACCAGTTCCCCATTCTGTAGTGTGGTGGTTCTCGAAGGTAATACCAGATTCCCATGCAATAAAGTTTCTAGGAGACTCAACCAGAATATGATTACACAATGTAAATAGATACCCACCCATAGTAGCTTCCGGGTGAGACACACGAATATTATCAGCAGAGTTTACACGTAGAGTTGCCCCAGCAACCTGGTTCTTAATAGAATCAGGAAGAGATGACCAAATGTCATGGTCATTAACATTAGGCTTATAACCCTTATCCAGTCTCTGGGTAACGGAGGCTAATACGGTAGCTGGGTCTGTTACCCAATCCCCATTGCTATCAAAGCGAAATACGGTATAGGGTGTAGTTTTAGTATGCATGTGTGGGGAAACTATAGTAGAACCACTACCTAAGTTATTCCAGTTGAGTATACCATCCCCAATAAACTTAGCCTTACAGTTAATGGTTAAGACCTTACCACCGAAATCCACAGACTCACCATCTGTGAATGTATAATCCTCATCAATGATAATTTCATTTACAGCATTAGTAGCTACTTCTTGCAAAGTAGTATATGCAGACATTTTAGTAGGCAGTTCCTTTTGGACAGAATTACCAGACAAAGTACCAACCAAACCTGCACCAGTGTTAGCTTTAAAAGCCTCAATCTGAGGATTGGGTACTGGTACTAAATCAACTGTAACACTACCTGGATTATACGTTAGCTGACCATTACTAACAGTAGAGATATAAACGTTGTTAGGTAAGGTAGGTAATCCATAAATGTGTTGGGCTACTTCATCAAAAATAACAGTCTTACCATTTAAAAATGAAGTAGTATTGGTACTTAAAATTACCTGTTCATCTTTTACATTAGCTGCTCGTGCTACTTCTTGAATAGTACGGTCAGTCATAACTACAGTAACAGATTCACCACCAACCTGAACTACTAAACGGTCATTAGTAACTAATGGTTCAGTTAGTAAGATTCGTTGGTTAGCTGCATCAATAGTATATGACTGAGTACTCAATCCAGGATGATATCTCAACCCATTCTTAAAGATGGCTGGAACAGATTGGAAGGTGTAAGGAATATTAATTACCTGTTCACCCCCAACAGCAGCCCCACCATTGTATAACCAGTTAAATACAATCCAATCAGAGATATTAGGATTATCTGGAACAGCAGGAGTACCAGATAATAACAAGACTACTTCATCACCTACTTCTAATGGTTGAGCTAAAGTTATGGTTAAAGTTCCTACATCAAATGTAAAACCTTTACCAACTGTGTTCATATACCCATTCACAATAATGAATGGAACACCAATAGTTCCATCAGGAACTACGATAGTAGTCTCACCACCTAATGCAGAACCTTGAGCATATACCCAAGGAATGTACCCACCATCACCAGAACCACTTCCTGCATTAGTAGAACTAGCTACAACAATCCAAGAACCTGTAGCAGTAGGGTCATTAGGAATGACACCAGTAACATCCCCATCTACATACAGGTAATCTGTATAGCCATATCCAGCAGTAGCAGAGAATGTGTATACACGAGTGTACTTAGCAGTTGTAGGAAGTGCCTGTAATTCTTGTACAGAACTAACTGCAATAAGTACTCCATACTTATTTAAGAAATCATAGATAAACTGGAGTTCACCAAGATTTTCATAAACAGTCTTTACTACGTCATAAGCAGTACCAATGAATTTCTCCACCAGTCCAGCTTCATTACCGCAGCATGAATTCGTAGTTCGAATCATCTTATACCCATCCTCTCATTTCTGGTTTAACGTTGGTTTGTCCAATATGTGCATTGTCCAAATCTAGATTTTCAATCTTCGCACATTCTGCTTCAAATCTTTGACTCCACTCAATTCCTTTAGCTGCTGTCTCAGGATTAGGAGAATTAGAGTAAAGTTGTGAAGCAATATAGTACGTTAGTGCTTTCTCATGACTAGCAGGAATACGAACTTCAGTATTCAGGTCAGTAGTCGTTAGTGCAATCTTAGGATGATTTGCCCTATAAGTCACAAACAATGCATTGGTTTCAATTGGATAAACAATCTGAATACAGTCAAATGCTGGAGTAACAATAGAGCCACATGAAGGTTCATTGTTTAAATACAATGGACAACCACATTCATCAAAGACTCTTTCAACTCTAATAACGTCATCTAAGAATCTTTCAGTAGGTGTATCCATAAGATATTTATACTTCTCTGTAGAAGTAGAGTTCATCTGAGCAAACTCACTACGCAGATAATACTTAGTAATCTGCTCATATTGTTGAATGATTACTTCTTTTTCTAACAGAGAAAATCTGGCATGAAGGTTAGTTAAGCCAGCATTCAATTGAGCAATAACTTTAGGATAATCTTGAGTACGAATACCCTGTCCATCATTACCAGTTCGAATGAGGCTTAACTCACCTACAGATAACATCTGAAATAATTCTGACAATTTCATAATGTAGCTCCGAGAGTTAACGTCACCACATTATAAGCCAGAGTTAAACCAGATAACTATCTATTCCATTGGATTGGGTTGGTTCAGGCATGTCCCATATACCATCATCCTGTACACCTCCTGTAGAGCCTTGTGAGGGCTTCCATACCTTAAGACACCCTAACATACTGATGGTATCAATAAAGTCGTCATGCTTGCTCTTAAAGCCTTCTACAGTAGCTAACTGAAGCTCATCCATAGCTTCTAACATAATCTTCTCTTCTTTGAGTTCTTCAGGGAAATACATCTTACCCGCTTTGAACCAAGGAAGAACTGAGTTGAATCTCACCATCTTATTATTGTTAGGTCGAATACCTGGTCTACTGTTATTGCCATCAGAAGCAAAATTGAACCAGATATTACGAGTCATCATCTCATTCTGAAGTAGTGGGATGAATCCACCTTGTTGACCTGTAACTTCAATGCCTACAGATTGAGGTTGGTACTCTACAACCAATCTGAATAGGTCATCAAAGTTCTTATCCATAAGCTGGCGTCTACAAATACCATCAACCCAGAACCAATCTCCATTGGAGTTGATGGCCCATACAGAAATAACTGAATAGTCAGCAGACTGTTTTTCAGAAGTAGCAAAGTCAGTAGTAATATAGAAATTAAAATGACCTCTATTCAGCAGAAGAGACTTACGTTTATACCATTGGATATCAGAATCCATGACAAGTCTCTCTTCATCAGAGGTAATTCGTAGCATCAGTTCCTGATTGAATGCAGCAACCTGTCCAGTTGATACAGCAAGGTCATATTGCCCTTTAACAAAGTCATAGGAGAAGCGGTCTTCCCAAGCTCCTACAAATTCTTCACGAGAACATGGGAATTTCTCACAAATAGGGAATACGTTTACGTACCAACCACCTGATTCTACTGCTTCATAGAGAATATCGTTCTTATTGAAGGGTGTTCCACTGAAAACAATCTTTCTACGTACAGGGTCAAGTGCATAATCAACACCTTTGTACACAGTATCCTTGATTGCCTGCATAGTTGACTTGGATTTAGCATCATCATCACTAACCAAGTCATCCAATACAGCTAAAACAGGACGTTTACCAAAGATTTTAGTACCACGAAGACCTGTCTTAGCACCAAACATACGTACACCTAGCTTATGACCATCAGCATTAGTGAATTCTAAGTAGGCATCAGTGAATTTGGCTTCAGGAATGTACTTCTGAAGGAATTCAGAGTTGTTATAACGGTATTCGATGTTCTTTCTAAGTGATTTTACCCCGTTCTCCATTGAGTCAGAGACATAAATCATACCTTCGATTTCACCAAACCCATCAATCTCCCCATATAAGGCGATATACAGGACCAAATACTCACCAAACAGGGTAGTTTTAGCCATACCACGAGAGCAAAGATTAGCTAATCGAGTACGTTTACCTGCTAATTCATCAAGCATCTTAAGATGAACAACAGGAGTAAGGTTAGATTCGCCTGCTTCACCATTAACCATCTTGATAAAGTTCACATAGTTAATTGCGAATACAGAAGGAACATAGTTACCATCATTGAGAGTGCTGTAATCAACAGTATTCAGCCACTCTACAACTGACTTTTTAACCATTGGGTCTTCTTTAATCATCGACACGTTCAGATTCTCCATCAATTACTAACTTGGTATGAGCTACTTCTTTAGCTGAATAGACTCCACCTTCAATCAGTTGTCGCTGCTTCGCAGCTAGCTGTGAGGTTAATTCCCTCAGTTCACTAATTACACCACCCTCTTGTAATCCAACATTAAGTTCAATCTTATTGGCTTCAGGACGTTTGAGATGATTAAGTAATGAGTTAGCTGCTTCACACTTAACCTTCTCACTTTTAGCATTAAGCATTAAATCTGCTTGAACGTTAATAGCTTTCTGGAAGATATCAGCATTAAGAACATGAGTTGGAACCAAAGTCTGTTCATAGATAAGGTTAACTAACTTACCTTTGTTGTATGCAGATACATAACAATGAATATCTTTAGTGGAAGTACCGGAGTTCAAGAAGTTTTGATATCGGTCAGGGAAAGTCTTTATATAAGCCTCAAAGTTGGTATGCCCCATAAGTTTAAAACTGACATACTTAACTGCGGATAAGTAGTCTTCAATCTTAAACTTCCCATCTTTCATTACATGGGTATAAGACATTAAATTATCTCTCAGTACTTCACCCATAATGGGGTCAGAGAGAATCTTATTAATCTTATCCATTAAATCCTGATTAACACTGCCTTTATGATTCTGAGGCATTACAGCTTTAAACTGTTCTACTGATAACTGAGTCATAGTTACTCCGAAGGGGTTTACAAATAGATTATCAGTACTATATAGTACTTTTCACAGAAAGTAGAAGATTCTTAAGTGAGAGGTGTATTAGGACGTAACGGACTCATTATCCAATCTGCGTCTAGTTATGATGTAGCCCCACTACTGATTAACACAGATGGTACATCTCTCTCTTAAGCACCTTCGGTGCTCTCTTTGGAAAAATTAGTTTTATGGATTGTTAACTCAGTTGGTTAGAGTATCTCACTTTTAATGAGAGGGTCGAAGGTTCGAGTCCTTCACAATCCACCAGTTACAGGATATAGCTCAGCTTGGTAGAGCATCTGCTTTGGGAGCAGACTGTCAGAGGTTCAAGTCCTCTTATCCTGACCAAACAACGTGGGGTTGGCAGAGTGGTCGATTGCGGGGGACTGTAAATCCTCACTGAAAGGCGCGGTGGTTCGAATCCATCATCCCACACCAAATACTGGAAGATTGGCAGAGCGGTAATGCAGCACCCTGCTAAGGTGTACAACCGAAAGGTTGCATAGGTTCAAATCCTATATCTTCCGCCATATAATGCCCCTAAATTACTGAACGTCTGCGCGGCTTAGGCACACTCAATAGTTTAGTAGAACAGGGGCACCCAATTTAGAGTGTAGTGGGCTACAGTAGGTGCACCTCCACGGAGAGGCTACACCGGACACTCTAAACAAACATGGTTCCATAGCTCAAGTTGGTTAGAGCACTCGGCTCATAACCGAGAGTGTCCAGGTTCGAAACCGGGTGGAACCACCAAATTGTCTCATAGCTCAGTAGGTCAGAGCGTTCCCCTGATAAGGGAAAGGTCACTAGTTCGAATCTAGTTGAGACAACCATCCAATAGACTACAGTTCGTATCTCTTAGGGGAATACACTTGTAGTTGCGGCCCGATAGGAAAGGGTAATTTCTCGACGATGGGAGTAGACCATTGACTGTTTGGAATAGACAACTGACGCTGTGAACGAGAACAGGAACCTGATGAGTCGTATAATAGGCAAATACAATACCAATGCTTAGGCAAAGGGAAGGAACGTGAGTTCGAGTCTCACCTCATCAAAAGTTCTTATTAATGAGTCTCTAATCAAGTCTAACATCCATTGGGTGTTACCTCGCCGCTGATGGTTAGGGACTCTTTAATAAGAATTTGGAAGATTCCGCTCAGTGGTGGGCAATCCGGTTTGAACCCGGAGGTGCTGGTAACGGTAGGGGTTCGACTCCTCAATCTTCCGCCAATTATGATGGGATAGCTAACTCGGTAAAGCACCAGACTGTTAATCTGCGACATTAGGGTTCAAATCCCTATCCCATCGCCATATTGAACAATATGATTGTTAAAACTTTCTGCACCTATGGGGGTGTGAGTTGTTTTGTGAATTCCGTTAACGCTTTCACTGATGGCAACTGGCTTAAGATGCATCTTGCAAGTGCATAAGCTTCGGGAGAGTTACGGCAGTAACTACTATCATATTGTTCATCTTAACTTGCAGGTAACTCTGCAATCCGTGACCGGTCGGTATGTTTATTAGTATGTAAAAAGGCTGGGCTTCCTGCCTCTCATAGCCATACTCTTAAATGAATAACTGGTAGTCCAGCCAAGCGCACGAAGATGGGGACCCTCACCATCGGACAAAACGAGGGTACTAAGCATCCTTAGCTCAGCAGGATAGAGCAGTAGCCTTCTAAGCTATTGGTCACTGGTTCGAATCCAGTAGGGTGTACCAATGGGAGTATGGTGAAATCGGTAGACACAAGGGATTTAAAATCCCTCGGCTTATAGCTGTACGAGTTCGAGTCTCGTTACTCCCACCAAATCAATACAAGGAAAATCCCAATGCGTTTTATCCAAATGAATTCTGGACCTAATCGTGCAGAACGCCGTAAAGCGTCTCATAATATTCGCAAAGCAGAAGTAAAATCTCGTGTAGCCAAACGTATGGACCGTCCTCACAAGATGGATATCATCGATGCTGGCTACAATAAAACGATGAATTTCTTCTTCCCAGCGTAAAGAACTCGCTGCCAGCGGGTGCCTGAAGCTAAGAGTTGGTCGCTACCCCACTCGAAGCAAGCCTCTCAGCTATGAGTAAATAGCACTAAGCCTCCTTGGTCACACAGGGAGGCTTTTTTATTTCTCTTTTTTCATAACATCTGAAGGAAAATCCAATGTCTGAAGTTAAAAAAGTTATCACCGTTTCTGACCGTTCTACCAAAGCTCTGGTAGTTGCTATTGCTGGCTTAGGCAAGATTGCCACTGACCTTCAAGGTCTGGGTGATATTACCGTTAAGTTGGCTGACGATATCGAATACAAACAGTCCCAACTGGACAATCTGGATTCTGAATTCGAAAACAAATTCCGTGAATCTGCCGCTCAACTGCGCCTGCGCGTACTGGAAGATGAAGAAGGCGTACTTCTGAATATGCTTCAGCAGCGTGGTCTGGCACATGTCACAACTTACGCACTGAACGAACTGCAAGATAAGCTGGTTGAAGCCACCTCTGATAACTCAGAAGCATTGGCTAAAGCTGAGCAAGATGGCTACCGTAAAGGTGCTGCACAGTTCGAACAGAAACTGAAAGATGCCGATGCAAACCATCGTATTGCAATGGCTGAACTTACCGCTAAATCCAACGCGAAAGACGATAAAATTGCTCTGCTGGAAAGCCAACTGGAAGATGCACGTAAGCAGATTACTGCTGAGCGTGAAACCCGTCTGGCAGTAGCACAGGCTGAATCAAGCCGTCAGGGTGTTGTAGTAAACACTGGTAAGTAATAAACTCAGATTGTCGTTTTACTACGACGATTGGGATAGCAAGCTGGCTCTGCTTAAACCAGCGCATAGTAATGAGGGTATTTACAGGGGCGATGGATTGATACTGTTTAACCATGCGTGTAAGTGCTCTCTTTACTATGCTGCCATAGTAACCCGAAGAATGCTTTCCTTAGAGGAAGCAGAGTTAAAACAGGTATATCCTGTCCCGTATTGAAGGCTTAATAACCGGACATACCAGAGTACTAGAACTCTGTTACCGAACTCAGGGAGTTGCTGGCCTAACCAGCTTAACATCCTATCAATGAGTAAACTTGTCGTGGTTACCGCAAAAGAAGTGAAAAATGTTCGTAAACTACTTCCCAATTAGGTTCAACTCCTAAACCAGGGTGAGTGTACTCTTTGATAGTTTTCGTATGCGATTATGCGGTTTTTTAGAAACGAACCATAAAACATAAATGCAAACGATGATGTTGTTCTGATGGCGGCTTAACAGCCTATAAATCAGTGAGGTATTCCAGTTCCTCATAACAAAATATGGCGCACTGGCCCGGTGTGATTAATAATGGGCAACCACTATCTCTCTAAGTATATTGAATCAGTATATTTACAGAGATACGCGCCAAGTATATCTCACTTCCGAATACGTTGATTATTTTGCCCATCTCCCTTGATGGGCTTTTTTTATCCCAATCCCCGCCTTACGCTTACGCGCTTCCATCGCTCACTACGTTCGCTCGGAGCGCTTCGCTTCAGGCTAGTCGTAGGAGACTTTTAAGAATGTCTACCCCTTGTGAAAGATTAGGTTATGAAGAAGGTATGCAGTTTACTCTCGTCAATGATGATGTTGATGGATTGAATGCTGGTGATACCCTCTGGCTTCATAATGATGATGGTTCATCCAATCCTGAATTCCGTGATACTGAAAAAGTAATCGATGATACTGAAACTTTCTACATCGATTTAATCTGTATAGCCCGTTATACCGGAGATACAACACTTGCCTATAACCGTGGCTTAAGAGAAGGAGATATCCTTCAAATGGTCATGGATGATGATGGTGAGGAAGCTTATGAAGGCGATATCATCACATTCATCAAAGATGATGGAGATACCTATCCTCAATTTGAAGTACAGAAAGATGGTAACAGAGCTTACCTGTACCTCTCTCATGTAGGTGGGTTAGAACCGAAGGTAGGTCGTAAGGTTCGTGTAATCCATAACTGTACTGGTGGTTTCCCTTCTGGTACTGAAGGCACTATCGTTGAAATTTGTTCTGATGGTGATTACTGTATTGCAGCACGAGGAGATACTATGTATCACCATGCTGACTCCTGTCTTGTCTTTGGTTATGCAGAGAATGAATCCTCTGACAGTAAAGACCCTGAACCAGTAAAAGAAGATTACCCAACTAAACCTGCTTCTGAATGGAAACAAGGTGATAGAGGTATTGTTCGTGGTCAGCAAGAAAATGACCCTCATAACTTCCAAATTGGTGAGGAGATTATCTTTGAACGTAAAAGAGACTCAGAAAGGGGTATCTTTCGAGGTACTAAGTACACTTCTACTCAAAACATTCAATATGATTTGATTGAAGTAGTATCAATTGAACCATACCCAATTACTGTTACTAAAGTATCTAAAGAGAATCCTGTAGCTTGTATCAAAGCTATTCGTACTGCTACTGGATTAGGTTTGTATGAAGCTAAACAAGCTTATGACTTTGTTAGAGATAACGAAGAACCATACAACTTACAGATAATTATCTCTAAAGGTGAATTAACTCATCTCTTTGCTGAAGCTGGTATTGAGTACATCTTTGATGGTCAAACTAAACTCTCTGGAACCAAACCAACAGCAATCATCTGTGATGAATTAGCTGATACTTCTAAGAAGTATAAATACTTTATCGATGGTGATTCCATTGAAGTAACATTAGTTGGGTACTTTGATGGTGAACCAATCTGTGCTTACAAAGACAGATGGGGTGATACTCAACTGTTTGTTGCTAAACCATCTCTCTTAGTTGAGGAATAATATGACTGGTTATTACATTGTTTGGAATGAACAGAAGTCTGAAGGAATCTTATTAAGGAGAGATGACCCAGATAGCGAAGCAGATATTATTCATGCTGCTGGGGGTCCTACAGCTAATCCTGTTTCATCTCTTGCTGATTCTTTCAGAGAACTTTATGGTGAGGAACAACAATGTTCTATTCAAGAAATAGACATAGACCCTAATTCCTCAAAAGATTTATCGGAGTTCTAAATGGTAAATGACCCAATTGCACTCTCATTAGAGAAACGTAAACTTTGGAGAAGGGCTGCTACTCGATGGTTAGAACTATTAACATCCAGAGACTTAACAGCTACTGAGATGGATTGGGTCTTAGCCAGAAGAGAATATTGCACTAGAAAGACTAAGAGAGCAGAACCTCTTATAGATTCTGGAGTAATACACGGAGCACCTAACTCATTTATCTATGATTACTTTGGTTTTCTCCGTAAGTAAATAAAGGGGTACTATCTGTACCCCATTTCATAAACCAGTATCAAACCAATAGTAATTAACTCTATTACTAACCATTTCATCTCCCAATCCTCATAACATTCATAGGAACCAATCCAATGAACGAAATCATTATACTCTCTTCTCTTGGTTTTATCTTTGGTTGGATTACATCAAGAGTTAACTACAAACGTAAGATTATTAGATGCATTAGTAACATTACCTTTGAATCTAACTCTCCTAACAAGGATTACAAGAATGGTATAGACAGGGGAATAGAATCTACTAAAGACTACATAATCAGAGTACTTATCAATAACAAGTTAGATAAGAATTATAGTAAAAGATATAATAAAGACTAACTAACTACTGTCAATATGTAATTTAATACAGTACTAACCAAGGAATACCAATGAAGTTATATGATATCTTATTCATAGTACTAGCTATTGTACTGTTTGGATTCGCAGTATATCTAAGTAAATAATTATTATTTTTTGAAGGGTTAGAGAATTTTTAATAATTACTTACCAATGTAGTATTACTGCACACAATCTTTTATTAATCCGAATACCCCCCCCCCATACTTCACACATCCATGAG